TGCCCCAAGATTTTTATCCAGCTTGTTTGCGACGTCATCTATGGTGTCTGTAGTGATAATATCACCATTATCACCCACGACAAGGTATTGCCCTGCTAATCCTGCCCCAAGATTTTTATCCAGCTTGTTTGAGACGTCGATAGCATTCATCTCACTTTCAAGAGCACTGACTCGTTGACCAAGAGTAGACGAACCACCAGAAAGTGCAGCAACTTCATCGTCCAAGTTCGAAAGATGTGTTTTAATCGGAGTGATGATAGATGCTTTTAACGCATTAGCAATATTTGCAACGCTGCTATTCAAGTCAAGGTCAGGAAGCGTTTTAAGCTCGTCTGCAAGCTGCATGAGTGCAGTCACAACGACGTTAGCCTGACGAAGCGCGCTATTTACTCGAATAGCGCTTGCGGGATCGCCAGCTACAAAGCCATTGACTCGCTGAGAGTCCTTGGCGAATACCGATTGCTCTTGAGTTGTGGTTCCGGGTTCGACTTTATCTATCCAGGGAACGAACTTATTTGCCATAGTGTTTTGCCTCCTTACATCTCTCTAGATAGCCAGCTGCGAGTAACGGTCGAATTGCGACTAGTAAAATCTTGCATTGAGTCATAGTTCGCATAAGTCGAACCATCATTAACATATGCACCGGTAATCGCGTTTAACATGTTATTTGCAATGCTGACAATGGTATACGCATTATTGCCTATCATATATTTACCGCACGGTATGATCGCTTGTTTAGTATTACATATCGCAGATACGATAGAGTCGAAAGTGGTCAACCGTTGACTTTGACCGACATCAAAATTGAATGCGTCATCTTCAGCTTTCATTATCAAGTACAATATCGCACCAATACTAAAAGAGTTATCAGTGCGTCTAATAAAGCACTGCAAGCTATAAACTCTCAGCGGTGGATTACTCGGCGAGTAGACTTCCTCTATCTCCCCCTCCTTATTGAGGTACTCATAAGGTGTGTTGCTTCTCATTATGCATTGCCTCCTTCAGCAATCTCGCTCAGAGAGCGTCTTCTACGTCTTCCGCCCTCAACATCGTTGAGTCTGAATTCATTGTTCGCTTCCTGTGCGGTCGCAATGTCTTTTGCCTGCTTCTCGTCAGGTTCCTGCTCGACTTCCTGTCCGATCGTAATGACCTTGTCCTCAGCAAGCTTCTTGACCGAGGGCCAGTCTTTGATTTCGACAGGGTAGAAGCCTACACCCTGTTTGATGAGCACCATGTGCTTGGGCCAGAGCGGGTTGACCTTGAGCCTATCCGGTACGTGTGCATCAGGGTTAGTGACGTCCTTGTTCTGCAAACCCGTTGTGACCCGAATAGTCACATCCGACTGAATTTGTACAAATTTTGCCATAGTTGTATCTCCTTTACTCTCATTTATCTCAATCGACATCGTCGTTTGATATCATATAGACGCGCAACACTTCACCTGTCAGGAACCTGCAAAAGTGCTCCTTGCTTGAGAGCGCCTTGTATAGTTCAACATTTATGCGGTTCACGTTAAGTCGTGTGACTTCCTGACCCATGAACTTGAGTATGTCTCTCACATTGTCGAACATGTATTTGAGGTTTTCGTCAGATTTGTCATAGAAAACGAGAAAGAAACGGCCTTTATAGAGTGAGCGTGTATTTTGATGTATACCCTTTTTCTTGGCCACGTTGTTAGTCTTCTCCTATTTTGATGTTCTCCAACTCTTCCTCGAATTTGTCATCAAGCTTGTCGAGCTCATCTTGTGTGAGCCCGAAGTTTATCTCGCCTTTGTTGACGTACTTCATAAGCGCTTGACCTGTGAGTTTGGGTGTCAGAACTCCCGCATCTTGAAGCTTAGCACACAAATCGACGAACGAGCTCAGACCCTTAATTCTGTCCTCGTCCTGCTTTTTGACAAGTAACGAGTCAAACGTAAACTCCACCTTGTCGTCAATGTCTTCGAGCTGAAAAAGCAACCCTAAGAACTTCTCGTACACAGGCCGCAAATAGCTCTCACATCTTCCGTTTATTGTCTCGTCATATCTCTCCAAAGCATCAACGTCATTGCTGAAGCCTTGCTTCAAGTCACCGAACAACACACCTTGCATCTCAACAGCTGCACTTATCTGCCACATGTTTTGCTCGAGCAAGTTGCTCAAGCCTGTGAGTCCTGCAAAGCCGTGTTCCTGATATTCGTCTTCTTTGTCCAAGAACGTCAAACTGTTAAAATTTCGACCCCAGTTCACCATCTCGAGTCGTTTTCTCAATTGTTCTTCATTTTCAGCGTCTTGACCCATGAAAATGCCGCGCATGCCAGCCATCTTAATGACCTCGATAAGCGACTTATCTATCAAACTTTGTACGCTATTCTTGAGCTTTTCGTCTCTGCTCAGCTCGCCAAGAATGTGAGCTCCTTCAGCGTAACCCCAGCCTTGCAATTGCCCGTTCTTGATGAGCTTAGGCGCTGTTCGATGTTCGTATCGCAACACAAAGTCGTGATGCATCGTTTTAGTAACGCCGTCAGCGAACGTCACATTGTACGTTTGAGGCTTCCCATAGTCGATTGAGTTCATGTCGTCGACCATCTCGGAAGAAGGTGCTACACCGTACCAGCGGTCAACGACGTAAAAGCGCATAGTCTTTGCCTTACGCGCTTTCTCAATATTTATAGGTTGTTTGTAATCTTCGTCAGAAAAATTATCGAACAACACACACGCAATCGAGCCACCGAAAAGTGAGCCCCATTGCAAGAGATTGATAAAATCTGTGCGCTTTGCTTGAAGCTTGCGCATTACGTTTGAAAATTTCGGATTCGAGCCAGCGAGTGTGATGTCGCAGCGTATCATGTCTTGCGACGGCTTGTCAATCACACGTCTGAACACCCAACTCTCGTTATAGAGTGCGAGCCACAACCACCAGTTGAGCGTGTCATTGTCGAAGTTGTAGTTCGAGAAGTGCTCGCTCACCTCTTTGTTGCCGATAGACAAAAGAGAGTTGCCGTATGAGTCTTTCATCGGCACACTCTCTTTCGCGCTTTCAAATATTTTCTGTGCACTGTCTGTGACTCGATGTTCGAAGTCGTTACCTGCCCCGAGTTTCTCAGCTTTCATCATGAGCTCAAGCATCTCTTCTTGCAATTCGGGCATGTGGTGACCTCCTTCGAGTATAATCACAGAAGTGTTCTATTATACTTCTTAATTATATTATATCACGTTTTTTTACGAATGTAAACCCTTTTGATGCACTTTTTCGAAATATTTTCTGCGTACACGTGTATGTCTCGTGAGAATTTTGAAATATCGTATACTCGTATGCATGTCACGTGTGCGTCTCACATATCTCACACACATCGAAAATGTGCTCAAAAATTAAGTTTGACTTGTGACCCATTTTGTGAGACTTGACTTTGACCTCCGAGAACTTTTATTTATTTATCGAAAAAGTCAATATATTATGTATATATACACGAAAGGAATATATATTGTGTTTATTATCTTTTTAGATAAATAAATAAAAATAAATAACGCGAGAGCATTAAAGTAGCTAGCTATTTTGGAAAGTAACCTACCCTATTTATCGAACCTTTTATCGAGCCTTTTATCGAAGTAAAAATTTGACTTTTTGAGGAGCTTTTATCGAAAATGAATTTTTGCAAATCTTGATAAATTTTCTCAATAAAAATTTATTTTATTTATTTTGAAACTTTTTTCGATAAATAAACAAAAGTAGTTTACTTTTTAGAAAGAACATGATATAATATATTTAAGATAAATTGGAGGTACAGCAATGGCAAAGACAGTAAAAGACATAGCCACCACGATAGACCAACAGGCGCTGCTCGGACGGCCCGTTACAGATTGGCTGCCCATTCTCGCAGACGAGTGTCAGGTCTATCAGCTCGATAATGGTGGCTACATTGGCAAAAGCTTTTCGCAAATTCATTACAGATTTTGTGATGCGAAAACGGCGACAGAGATGCTCATCGACAACTTGCACTCGATATTGCGTAACAAATACTTCACAGTGTTGACCGATGAAGTGTTCGACAGAATATCTCAAATCGTTACACGCATGACGTCGAATTTGCGTTCAACACTCAAGACAATCACATTCAAGCGTGATAATCTCGAAGACAATCCTGATTTGCAATACGCTCGTTTCATACCTGACGGTTGCATCGCATTTCGTAATGGTGTATATGATTTTCGCAATGCAAAGTGGCTCTTCAAGTACGACAAAATTCAGTTGAGCACAGGCTTGACGCTCATCTCATATACGAAAGAGTATATGGTGCGTTGGTACTTCAACTACAACTTCGAGCCGCTCGATTTTTCACTCGCAGACATCGAGCTAAAAGATTTCGTGCAAGTGTTGCGTGAACTCAATGATGTCCAGCGTAATTATTGTTTCGAGCTCGTGTATAATATGAGCTTTACGAACGAGCGTAAATTTAGTCTCGATAGATTTGAGCATCTTTGTCAGATTTTGGGCTACACATGTTTGAACTCATTCGCTCAAAACTTTGTAATGCTCATTGGCGCAGGACAGAACGGCAAGAACTCGTTGTTCGATGGGTTCTTTACTTCGAACTGCGTTCCCAAACCTTCGAGCTTGTCGCTTGATGAGATTGAGACTGATACGTTCATCACAGGTGCGCTCGAGGGTGTCGCGCATAATATATTTTTGGAAACGTCCGCGAAGACGTATCGTGAGTCACGCGTCATAAAATCTCTCACAGGTTCCGAAGACCAGACGATACATCATAAGGGTGTCGGCAAATATTCGGGCATCTTAAACTGCAAATTCGTGTTTGCAGGCAATGACAGAAACGAGATAAAGTTTGCCGATACAACTAATGGGTTTCTCAGACGCATCAATATGTTCGAGATATTTTATACGTGGGACTCTAAGAAACAATTCTTAAAGAGCGGCGATTATTACGACGCTTCGTTCTCATCTGATTTGCGAGAGCTCAAAGACGACAAAGCTTCGGCGATAGTATTCGCATATCTCGCAATGTACGGCATCAAATCTGCTACAAAGAATTTCAAGAGCGTATTCACGTTCACACACAATGAATGGAATGCCGACTTCGCAGATGTTGACCATGACTTGAAAATGAACCTCGAAAAAATTCGTATTTCCGAGCTATTTGCTTGGGGTCGTGAGTCGAAAACAAATGCTGATGCACTTGAGTCTGCATTGTACGCGAAAAACAAAGTCAAACTTTGGAAAGCGATTTACGACGAGAACGAAAATCAAGCCTTTAGCAAATTCGAACAGCTGCTCAATCACTCCAAGAAAGTCACAATTGATGAGTCAGGAACGACAGATGAGATTTTCGACGGTGACGACTTCGTAAAAGACTTTGATGATGTGTTCATTTCAACACAGTTCCTGAAAGAATATCTCAGAGACTTGGGTCATGCACGTGCATTTACACTTGCTTTGCAACGCTTGTATGGGACGAACTGCTTCAATAAAATGGGTGCGAACGTTACCGTCATTCATTGCAACTTCAAGAAAGACAAGCTACACATCATTCGATAAGCACGTCGCACATCACACGTCGCGTATCATATAATCATTAAGGAGAAACACAAATCATGATAGGCAAATACAAAGGTCAGACAATTGAGTGCGTGTATTGCGATCATAAGTACACTCGTACAGGTCCTTACTCGTATTGTCCCAAATGTCATGCCGATCCAGATGAGCCCTTGAATGAATACTCGCAAGCTGCCGGGTGGTGCGAGCATTGTCATGATATCGCTGCTCAAGAGTCTTGCAAAGAGACTGGACTTTGTCCGCTCGCATAACTCTCACTCTCACTCATTCTACCCACTCGTTCGCATCCAAAACTTTTTCAAAAATTTTTCAAAAAGTCACTCAAAGTAGTTTACTTTTGATGAAAGATGTGATATAATATAATCAAGACAAATGAAAGGAGACTTCAAACATGAAAACATTCGTACCTCATAAGATGCTCGCACTCAGCTTGAACACTCAGGCTAAGCTCGATAAGCAAATTCTGCGTGACAAGCACGACGCAATACTCAACGCATTTGTGCTGAACATGAAACAAATGCTCGTCGACAAAGAGTTCATTGCGTTCGATAAAGAACGCTCAGACAGACTTGGCATTGCAAAATTTGCAAACGTAATAAACGAAATACTTTATGACATCGAAACTTTGCTTTATGACAACTCATTAGACATCAACGTATATTTTGACAGCCGTGCTTCGATTATGTCTAAACTTTCTGCAAAGCTCATTGGCATTGTCACTACTCTTGTGTGAGGCATGATTATGAATGCGAACGCTCACAAGTCTCGCATGCATTACGAGTATCACACTCGACGTGAGCACACGCTCGAACGCATAGTGTTGAACATGCTTGAAACACATCGTAATGTGCGTGAGCTTGCGAGTTATTATCGTGTTCCCAAATCGACGCTTTACGATTGGCTCAAATCTGCAGAACGCTATCTGCCCTATGACTTATATTCTCGCATGCAGAACGAGCTCTATTTGCATAAATGCAAACAATGCAATATCTGGAACATCGGCGACCCGCTTTACTATTGCACATACGACGATGGTCCGTTAGACTAAAAGAAGGTCAAAACATGTTCGAACATCTTGAAAAAATGCGTCAAGAACTCGCTCAACAACACCGCTGGGACGCTCGTTTTATGTGTGTTACACAAGAGATTTCAACTTGGTCGAGCTGTATTCGACCCGGACGCCAAGTTGGTGCAGTAATTGTGAAAGACAAACGCATTCTCACGACCGGCTATAACGGCGCACCATCAGGCATTGAGTCTTGTGCAGAGAAAAATCAATGTCTGCGTGAACTCGCTCACATTGAGTCCGGTACTCGACAAGAGGTCTGCTTTGCGATACATGCTGAACAAAACGCATTACTGCAAGCTGCAAAGCTCGGCATCAGTGTTGACGGTTCGACTCTGTACTGTACACATCAGCCTTGCTCGATATGTGCTAAGCAAATCATAAACGCTGGCATAAAACGAGTCGTCTATCTCGAAGGCTATCCTGACGATTTCGCCTTAAAGCTTTTGCATGAGGCGAACGTTCAGCTCGACAAATTCAACGCATAAATCAACATCAAAAGGAGAATAAATCTGTGCAATCCAACTCTTGTCCCGTTCTTACAGCAGAACAGAAAGTCGCCGTATTCAAACGCGAGCTTTCGTACATCAAAGACCTCGAAATTCGCACTCTTACAGAAGAGCTCATCGACGCAATTCCGAACTACTTCTTCGACATTCCTGCATCGTCTACGGGCAAATATCATCCCGATTATGCACTCGGTCAAGGCGGACTCATTCGTCATACGAAAGCTGCGTGCTTGTTCGCAAACATTTTACGCACGCCCAATCCGTTACAGCTTTCTGAGTACGAACTCGACTGTGCGATTGCTGCACTCATTATGCACGATACACGCAAGTCCGGCATCTCCGACGAAGCAAAGTCGCAATACACTCGCTTTGACCATCCTGTTCTTGCCGCAGAAGCTGTAAGAACGCACTTCAATTTCGACGAGCATTTCCTCAGTGTTGACGATATGGCGAAGAATATTCAACTCATTCTCAACACCATCGCTCGAGGCATCGAGTCGCACATGGGTCAGTGGAACACTTCGTCTTACTCACCCGGTGTAGTACTTCCCGTTCCTTCAGACTCATTACAGCATTTCGTTCACATGTGTGATTATCTTGCATCTCGTAAAGAACTCGATATCAAAAATTTATTTTGAGGCGCAATATGCTCGACCCAAATGTTCGAACAATACATTTGAAAGACCTCGACCAACACAAGACTGAGCCTGACACTTCTACTCAAACGGAGCCTGACTTGCGTGAGCAGTTTATTAAGTCAAACCCAAAGGGCATTCCACATGAGCTCCAGCTAATGTTGGTCGATATTCAAACAGAGTTCGCTCAATATCTTGTATCACCTCAATGCAAACTCTCAAATGATGAAGCGAATAATCTTTGGTTTGTCGTTCGAAAGATTTTCAGGAGTTATGGCCTGGAATAACTCACGTGTACTATATAATATATACGCGTATACGCACGTGTACACGTGAGTTCACCAGATTAACTCTGAGACATCTTGCAGCTCTTATTTAATATTCTTATTATCTCACAAGTTGTTTTCTCCGATATATCTCAGAATAATTCTTGATGCATTCGCAAATCCTCAAATTGCTTCAAAATTTTTTCTCAAAATGTACCCAAAAGAGTTTACATTTGAGAAAAAATGTGATACAATATAATCAAGATGGCAAGAAAACATTCTGAAGAAACAAAACGAAAAATATCTGAAGGTCAAAAAAGATTTTGGACAGCCGAAAAACGAGCAGAACATTCTGAACGAGTAAAATTATCAGCATCCAAAAGAGATTGTTCGTTGCCTGAATACGCAAAAGAAAGTTTACGTAAAACAGCAAGGGCAAAGTATGAACAATGGGTAGCATCTATTGATGAAACGACCATAGCTACATCTAAAGTATGGCTTTATCGATATTTAGCTGAAAAACAAAATGATACTTGTTCCTCTTGTGGTTTTAAGGGCGCCAATCCCTATACAGGTTATAGCATTTTAGAATTGCATCATATTGATGGCGACCATACAAATTGGCATATATCAAACATAGCTTTGATCTGTCCCAATTGTCATGCAATGACAGACACATTTCGTAACGTTGGTGGCAGGACAGGCAAAGGCAGACCAGTTCGTCGTTCAAAACAAAAGACGCTCGATTAGTTTAATGGCAAAACACTTGATTTGTAATCATGAATTGTTGGTTCGACTCCAACATCGAGCTCCATCCCCGTGAGATGAGTTGTATAGACAACAAGGGTCTCTAAGAATAAGAACCGCTGGCAATTTGGGAGCCTGACCTTTTGTATCAACGTTTTCGCCAGAGAAAACGGATTGACGACCTGCAAAGACAAGTGACAGTTCGGAGAGACGAGCATATATTTGAGTAAAGGAGGTTGTCATGGCTCGTACACCTGTCAAGAAAAAACAGCAAGAACTCGCAGCGCAAGAACGTGCTTTGCAAATTGCTCAAGACAATGTCAATCAAATCGAGCTTGCATATAAGCAAGAGCTTGAAACGAACCCTGACTTCTCTCTTGTTGTTGACCCGCTCAACAAATATAATTTACCTGTCACGACAAAAGAGTTCGTCAGGCATTACATTGAACATCGCAACATTACGACAGCTGCAGTATTCTGTCACATTGAAAATGATGAAGCACTTGAGATTTTTACATCATTCCCAGTTCAACAAGAGATTAGGCGCATCTCTCGTGCATTGTATCATCGTCAATTCTCGAAAAAGATGATGTCGATTAACGAGATAGGCGGTTATCTCACATCGCTCATTGAGGACACCGAAATTCCTGCTGCTGACAGATTATCGACTCGCGATAAGCTCGCCGTAATACGCATGCTCATTGAGCTCAATCAAATGAAGCTCGCATCAATGGGTGACCCGTCTGTGTTGATGATGCGTGATGTGAATATTCTTGTCAAAGATTTGAGTGTAGGCGCGATTAAAGCATTACTCGAACAAAGCAAACCTTCGACTCCGCCAAATCGTGACATCGTAACTGCAACAAACACGATGCGAATTCAGAATTCTGAACCGGTTCTTACACCTGAAGAGGCTGCATACATTGAGTCTCTTCCTGCAGATGAAGCACTTGCTCTGCTTAACGAGCAATACAAATAAAGGAGGCGCTAAATGAACAAGCAAATTTACAAAATCGCCGGTGTAACAGAAAACGACTTCAAAACTTGGTGCAAAGATACCGGGCGAAAGGCGTACAAGCCTGAAAGCAAAACGGAGTTCTTTGCTCGTCTTGCCGACGGTCGTCTCATACGTGACGAAAAAACGCACAAGCTTATCACTAAACGTAGGAGCAAATAATCATGGCCAACACGGAGACGAACGATATGAAAGTTCAAGCATCACAATTTTTCACTCTCAAAATTTATCTGCATCGACGCAGACGCCCGATAGAACTCGACGGCTTGACACAAGACGAAGTGAATAACTTCAACGCAAACGCAACCGCAAAGATGTTCGTCAAGTACGGGCCTGTGTTGATTAGAACTGAAGCAATCGACTACGTCGTAATCACACCCTCTCACTAAGCCGAGTATTTTAAGTCGAGATACTCGGCTTTGTCATCTCAAAAATTTAGTAACTTTCCGAAAAATTTTTGAAAAAAGTACTCAAAAGTAGTTTACTTTTCGTTTCAGATGTGATATAATATAATCAAGATAAACAAGGAGGACCATACAAATGGCAGACATCTACACGATTGATGTTACGGGCGGTAAGTTCACGCAAAAGCGTTTCAACGAATTCTGTTCGTACATCAAAACGGAGAACGAACTCGTACATATCGTCGTCGATGATATCGATGAGTGCGTTCCCTACAATCAACTCAGGGCGTTGCTTGAAACAAAAGAGCTTGCCGAGATTTTTGAGAGTAAACCGAATGATATATGTTCGTTTGCTTGCGAAGATGCGGCGCTTATTGTTGATACAAACGACGTAACCTGGTGGCAGAAACAAAAGGACGGCAAGTTCGTCAGGACCGAAAAACTTTTCTCCGAGGTGCAAATCAACACTGCGTCTCAGCCCAAAGAAAAGAAAGAAAAGACTGCAAGTTCCGCGACAAGCCGTTCTCGTATTCTCAAAATCGCAGCAGGAGTTCAAGAGGGCGCTGACATCAACGAGCTTGAGCTCTTTGAAGGCGACAACAAGTCTTGTGTTGCGTTTATCAACGAATACTTTGCAAAGATGAATATTCGTTCGAGGTTCGACAAAAATAAGATTGTGAAGTTCGTTGTCGATTATCATGAAGATGAGGAACTTTGCATCTCGACGAATTGGAAGACAATCGACGAACTCGAGCTTGAAGGCGTGGTGCAGATCGTATGAAACTTTCACACTCAAAACTCGCAAAGTTGATGTCGTGTCCGATGAGCTATCGACTTACTTACGAGCTTGGCATTTGGACGAAAGTCGAAAAGCCTGCTTTGAGTATCGGTTCGGCAGTTCATTGGGGCATCGAACACAACACTTGCGACTTAAGCTCGTACTTCAAAGAGCAAGGCACTTTCAAGCAGGGCGACACATACACAAGAGAGCAACTCTTGTCGGAAGCGATGGTGTACGGGTATCTCAAGCACAAAGACGAGATATTCGAACAAATTCTTGTCGACCCCGATAATCCGGACGAAAATCTCGTTTTGGAAGACGAAACGCATGAGCTTTACGTGACAGGCAAGCTCAAGTCGTTCTTGCAAAATCAGGACCATCACGATTTTGTGGGCATAGTCGACCTGTTGTTGCTCACAAACAAAGGGTTCGTCGTAATCGACTACAAAACATCGACGTATGAACCTGACTGGGACGGCTACCTCGACCAAATTTATCGCTACATCTTCATGTTGCAGTCCGAGTTTCCGGACGTTCCGATCGTAAAGGTCGGCATCATCAACATCAAGAAGACGGCGATACGTCAAAAGAAAATGGAGAACGAGTCCGAGTTCTTCAATCGAATGAAGTTCGAGTACGAAATCAATACGGAGAATTACGTGAACTATCACGAGTTTCCGAAGAAAGACATTGATGAACGTTTGCTCAATTCGTACATCGAGAATTTATCTATCATGGCGGACGCGGCTCAGACAATCGTCGATAACAAATTGTTCTTCATCAACTTCTCAAACGCAAAGACGTCGTACGGTAAGTCGGACTTCTACGACATATTCTATCACACGCCGAATGCGCATGTGTTGTACGCTATCACCGATTTTGTCTGGGACGAAGATGAAAAATTATTCAGTGACAAGCGTGATTGCATTGAACTCGATATGCGATGTGCCGATGCAGATTATGCAAAAGTTCTAAATAAATATTTATTGTTCGAACCCTTGTACATCGAGTATTTTAAGGACAAAATCGCGGACGAAACAACACTCATGCAATTCGTTGAATATCTTCGTTCGCAATACTACATCGACGACGACTTGATTTTGCTTTATCTCAAGACGCTTAATATGAAGCAAAAGGTCGTTAAGGCGTTCGGCTGCGTGAACGTCAATGAAAAGTACGACAATCTGTTGTACTCATTCAATCAAGAAAAGGAGGTAGAAAACGATGGCACGGAAACCGAAACCGAAGCTTCCGCTGGCGAATAATTGTCGAGCTTTAAGCAAAGACGAACTTTCGTTCATGAATGCGAAGTACGAATTTTGGATTGACGGCGACAATGTGTGCGTTCGGTGTACGAACAGAGCTCGCATTACGTATCATCCGAAAAACGAAAAGTTCAGCATCAACATCAAGCGCGTTCGCAAAATCACGTATAACGTCATTGCAATCGAAATGTTCGAACGCTTTCAAGCCGACGATGCTCGCAAAAAGTATTCGTTGACGGACATCCAAAACGCGCTCAACATCTTGCGCATCACCTATCAACCGATAGACGAAGCGCATGTGTTGACATTACTCAACAAATAACAAGATAAAGGAGAACCTATATGAAACGTATCAAGATGCTTCTCTACGGAGAGCCCGGCGCAGGCAAGTCTGTGTTTGCCTTGAAAGCGCCGAAACCGTTCTTCGTCTGCACAGACGGGAACTACGAATGGCTGGACGAGTTCGGTGCAGACCCGAACGCACACAAAAACGTATCGTCCTGGGCCGACATGAAGGACGTTCTGGAGTCCGACTTCGACGGTTACGAAACCGTTGTGGTTGACTTACTCGAGGACGCCTTCAAATGGTGCGAACAGGAGTACTGCATTCGTAACAAAATCGAGCATGTCTCGGACGTTGGTTACGGCAAAGCGTACGACGCAACGAGGAACGAGTTCTTCATTGCCATTTCGAAGCTGCTTTCGATGGACAAGCACGTCATTCTCATCTGCCACGGCATTACGTTCACAACGAAAGACCGCCGCGGTGTTGAGCATACTCGTTATGCGCCCAGCTCGCGTATTCCGGACAAAGTGCTCGACATGATTGAAGGCAGAGTTCGTTACTGCCTGAGATGCTACACAGCAGCGGAAGAAGAGCCCGACGGAAAAATCACGAAAAAACGCTTCCTTTCGCTCGTTCCGAAAGAGAACGAGTTCGGAATTATCAGAGGAGTCGACGAAAACGCAATTCCTCACGACATTCCGCTCGATTTCGACGAATTCGCGAAAGCAATTAAGCTCAATCTTGACATTCCGGAACCAGTAACCGCAAAGAAAACAGGCGTAACAACAGCGGCGAAAGCAAAAATTGCCGAGATGCCGGTTGAATATGTCGACGAACTCGAAACAAAACCCGAAGAAACTTCTGCACCAGAAACCGCAACACCGCTCGATATGAAAGCAAAGCTTGCAGCACTTAAAGCAAAAAAGGCAAATCTCGACAACGCAACACAGGCAGCACCTGTTGCAGAACCTCAGCCTGCACCGAAACAGGAAACGCCGGTCGCTACGGGCGATGTCACAACTCAGCCCGATGTTGAAGTAAAGGTAAGCGAAAACGCACCTTACGAAGACAACAACATTCCTCAGACTCCCGCTGCAGAGCCTGCACAGGAAACAGTCACGGTTCAGCCGGATGATAAGCTTGCAGCAATCAAAGCAAAATTAGCCGCAATGAAGGCGAAAAAATAAGGAGAACTCAAAAATGGCAAATAACGAAAAAGACATGAAGAACCTGTTCAATCAACTCGACGAACTGCTCGGCGCATCCGACATTAAAGACGTAAGCGCCGAAAGTTCCGGCTTCGCGCAGCTCAAAAACGGGTATTATCTCTGTGAAGTCAAGAAAGCGGAGCTCAAACCGAGCAAATCGAGCGGAAAGCTTATGGTCGCATTCCAGCTCAAAGTCGTCGAAGACGGTACGGACTTTACGTTCGACGCAAAATCGAGACCGACGCCGGTTACGCTCAAGGGTACGAAAAATCGCACGATTTTCAAGTACTTCCCGTTCACAGATGAGAATTCCGTACGGCGCTTTGTTGCGGACATGCTCAAATTCGAAGGCGATGAACCCGGCGTTCCTCTTCTGACGAAGGAGTACTTTACGAACTCCGAACTCATCGAAGACGCGCTCGAGGTTCTTACCGGCATGAACATCTACGTGCACAACGATGTTTCAACGAAAGATGACGGCACCGAAAGTGCATGGGTCAACTTCGTCGGCTGGGCAGCCGCGACAAAGCTCGGATTGAAGGTGTAATGCATGAGTGCTATCGATACATTAGAGTCGATAGTCAATTGCGAGCTCGTTAACTACGATTTCAGGTATTGCTTCGTAAACCATTCGAAAATTCCATACAAACCGGACGGTTTCGAAGCAAGAACTGACGTCGTGACAGACTTTGTAAAGCTTGAGGAATTGATGGAGTCGCCGATGTTGACTCGAAAAAGAATTGTCGGCATCGGCATCTCAATTCAAGCAAGTAAAGTGTGTGCGATAGACGTTGATAGATGCTTTGCAGAACCGTTCAAATTTGACACAATCGACGAACGAGGACGTGAAGTGTTGGACTTATTTGAAGATGTGGCGTATTGTGAGTTTAGCTTTTCGGGCAAAGGAATGCGAGTACTTTTCTTGCATGATTTGATTGAGAATTACTCTGATACATACTACATCAAAAATTCGAAAGTCAACATTGAATACTATCAGCCGTCAAAGTCAAATCGATTTGTGACTGTAACAGGTCGTTACATAAGCAATAATCCGATACAACACACAGCAGGCACAGATGTTGCGCTCAATCAATTCCTCGAACGCTTTATGGTTCGCTCGCCAAAGCCTCAAACCCAATCGCTTGTAGCAGATGACAACATCGACTTTGAGGAGGCGGTCAACAAAACTGCTCGACTCTACATTACAAACTCAAAATTCCAGTCTTTGTGGTTCTCGAAAGCTCCGGGTGCAGAACGAGATGAGAGCGAACGAGATTATCAAATCGTTGCAATGCTTTACGAGAACGTGACGACGGACGAAGATATGATAAGACAGTTATTCGAAACGTCGCCGTATTTTCAGAGCAAAGACGAAGACCACTTACGAAAGTGGACGAACAATGACTACAGGTACCTCAAGTACATGTATTCGCATTTAAGATAAAGGAGAACAAAATTATGAAAGAACTCAATCAAGAGCAGAAAAAACGGTTGAAGATTGGCTCGATGTTCGGCATCGGTGGACTCGTCGGACTCATCGTAACAATCGTTTGTTTCGTCATTCGTGCCTCGAAAGTGAGTCGGCTTGATGCACTCGTAAAAGGGACGTATGAGTATCAAACAAATCATGTCGCACTTGAGTCCGCGATTTCGACAAGCACGATATTCGGTGTCGTGTTTCTCATTATCACAATGGCTTGTGTTGCGATGGCTGTATTTGCGCTTTATAAGGCAGGCATTTTCGATAAGGAGGAGACAAAATGAAAATCTATTTTGCAGGCGGCTGGTTCAGTCCGGCTCAGGAAGAAGAACATACTCGCGTAGGAAATTTTCTTACACGTCACAAAAATCTTGAAGTTTTCAATCCCAGAATCGCTGGCGGAGACTTCAAAGTCGGTAAAGAGACCGAGCACATGACTCAAGTCTTGCTCAACAACTGCAAGGCTATTGATGAGGCAGACTTGGTCGTCGCAATCACCGACTACAAAGATATGGGCACGCTTTGGGAATGCGGCTATGCATACGCAAAGCAAAAGCCCGTAATTTACTACTGCGAAACACTCGGCGACAAGCCGTTCAATTTGATGCTCGCTAAAACGGGCAGCGTTGCAAGAGATATCGATGAGCTTGAAAATCTACTCGTCGATAAAGACTCTTACGTGTTCAAGCAGGTACACTCTTTCGATGGGCTGGTGGAATGATGGACGAATTATTCTTTAGCAAAGAAAAGCTCCTCAAAATGTACAAGCTCAAGAACATTATGAGGTACAATCATAAAACACGACTGAAAGATGAGAGCGTCGCGGAGCATTCGTTTTTTACGACGCTCATTACACTCGAATTGTGCAAACGATTTGAACTCGATAATGAGTCGATGCTTGCATGTATTCTCAAATCATTGTTGCATGACATGCCTGAAACGGAACTCAACGACATCACATACGATGTAAAGGTCGCACTCAATCTCTATCCGTTGCTCAAAGTTTACGAAGACAAGTACTTTGAAAAGTATTTTCCGGAACTTGCAAAACTGATGAACGATGAAAGCGAAAACGCAGTAAATCTCATCGTAAAGTACGCAGACGCAATGTCTGTGTTGCAATATGCGTATAACGAAATTGAACTTGGCAACGTAACATTCGAAGCAATCAAAGACGAAACGCTTGAACGTCTCAAAACAATCGAGCAAAGACTCAAGGAGGTCATGAAAAAATGAAAAATCTCGCACCTTATTCGGCAGGCTACTCGGACATCGACGTAAGCATTGTCGACTATGACAAAAATATCGCAAGACATGCGTGGAACTGCTACAAAATGACGTGGCGTGAATTGCAAGACGTCGAATACGACGTAAACGACAAACGTGTTCGTGAAGCAATTCGCAACATCATCGCATTCAAAGCGTTGCCCATGCCTCGTGAACAGGCGCTTATGACGTTCAGAATTGAGAATGCATCTCGCGTTTGTCTTGCACAAATCACACGTCAACGTAAAGCGGCGTTCAACGTCGAGTCTCAAATGCCGCAACCTGTTGGGCATAACGTAATCATTCCACTCAACATCTGGCAGAATGAAAAGCTGCGCAAAGAGGCAATCGAACTTTGCGAAGCCTCGCAAATTTTTTACAACAAGCTCGTCGATATGGGCATTCCGTATCAGGATGCTCGTTACATGCTCATTCACGGACAGACCACATCGTTTGTGTATGTTGTCGATATCAATACATTTTGTGGCTCGTTCGGTATGCGTTGTGAGAATAATCTGAGCGACGAAATCAATCTCGTCTACAGACTGTGTCTTCACAGAATGCTTGAACAACTCGAAGAAGATTACGAAAGCGGTGACATCGACGAACTCACGTATTTGTTCTACAAGGACATTCTTGCCGGCTGCGACTGTCAGGGTGCAAAACAGAGAAAAGGCATGAACACCGACAAAGTGTTCGGCAACTCGTTTATGCGCTTCAACGATGCAAACGAAGAAGTTACAGCAGCAACCGTGAATTGCACATGTGACTTCAAAAAGAGTGCGTGGTATGCCGAACTTATGCGTATGTACGACAACGAAGAATTCGAGCTCTTATTCCCTGGCGAAAAAGAGATGATTGAACGTTGGAAGGCGGGTATTTTCAATGAAACTTAAAGTCTTCAACATCGAACTTGACGGCATCGACAAATGCGGCAAAGACTCGGTTAGACCGTATGTGTTTTATCTCGAGCCCGGAAAGTATTTGTGCAGAGCACGCGGTTTAATTTCGCAAATCGCGTATGCAAAGCTTTACAAACGAGACATCGAATGGGACTGCGCAGATTATGTGAAGAACACACTCTTTGTGTTGCTTGAAGTCGACAAACGGGATTGGGAAATTCGTTGCAAACTCACGAACGAACCGAACACGGGCTTCACATACGAAGAGATGACTCAAGCATTTAAGCTTGCGCTTTATGAGCTCAAAGAACGTTTCGACGTTCCGGAAAATCAAATACTCGTGTTCAACACTTCGGAGTACACGCCGTATGCGATTGCTGACGAAATCAAGACACATCTTGAGTATCTGAACAATCAAAACTAAGTCACAGGTTTACTTCTGAGACACTTAATGCGAGGTCTAAATATTCCTATTACACCCTCATTAAAGTGTCTCAGAAGTTAAGCCAGATAAACAGGAGAACATCACAATGTCCACATTTACTAAATCACAATATGAGCTCATATCAAGTATACTTTGGTGTTTACCTGAAGATATTCGTGTATGCGACGATGCTGCAGGAGGTATGACAAATTCGAGTATTTTAATCGACGTAAAGTCAAAAAAGTACATAGTTCGTCTTCCCGGCAAAGGTTCGAATGAGCTCATCAATCGTGCACAAGAGTATCGTGTCTACAACTTTTTGCACAATATCAAATACGACAATCTCACAGTTTTCATTTCACCTGACGGTATGAAAATTACGAAGTACATCACAAACCCTCGTAATTGCGACCCGAATAAATCAACTGACGTTATGGCGTGCATGACAAAACTTCGTGAGTTTCACGAACTTGAACTTAGACCAAACGTCGAGTACTTCTCGTTGACAGCCAACATCGACAGATACCGCGAGCTTGCAAAAATTCGCAATCACACTCCTCGTCAAAAGTACGAAGACGTGTACAATCGATGCTTGCAAATCGCGGCTTGGATTGAACGACTGCCTCGCAAGTGTTGTTTATGCCAAATTGATGCAAACCCTGACAATGCGATTTTTGCGAGTTGCTCGGAAATACCAACACTCATCGATTGGGAGTACGCAGGTTTGCAAGACCCGCATGTTGACATTGCAATGTGGGCGACGTATTGCAACTACAGTACGGAACAGTTTAACACAATCATGAGCAACTACTTTTGTAAAGACATTGACAACGATACTCGACATAAGATTTACGGGTATGCCGCTCTTGCAGGAATGCTCTGGTATAACTGGTGCATTTACAAGCAAAATTGCGGCGTGACATACGGCGACTACACGAACAATCAATTTGAGTACGCCGACAAATACTCGGACATCGTGCTACGATACATCAAAAACAAAGAATGATGCAATTGCCCGGCAAGCTCGGGCTTTTGCTATCTCTTCGTTCAAGTTCTTGAAAATATTTTTGAAAAGTTGCATCAAAGTAGTTTACTTTCGAGAAAAATTGTGATATAATAGAACTAAGATAAAGTAAGGAGGACCTTAAATGGTACATGAAATCAAGTCCGCGATAATTCTCGCGGCAGGTCGCGGTAAACGACTTGAGGGTTTGACCGACAATAAACCGAAGTCTCTGCTCGAAGTGCGAGGCCAAGTGTTGATTGAACGTCTTATCGAACAGCTTCAGGCTAAAGGCATCGACGATATTTACGTCGTCACAGGCTACAAGTATTGGATGTTCGATTATCTGAACGAAAAGTACGGTGTCACGCTTGTGTACAACAAGAAGTGGTTTTGCACGAACAACATCATTACGTTCATCAAAGCTTTTGAAGAACGTTCTCGATGCTCGATTTCGTATGGCACGATTATGCTCGACTCCGATTTATACATCGAAGATGACAGCATAATTCAGACAAAAATCGACGGCTCAGGTTACTATCTCGAATACTCTAACGATGCAGACAAATGTTCGAAAGAGTGGGTCGCAGATATTAGCGGAGCAGCAATTCGTCGAATTCATCGTGTCATAACAAATGGGTCTTGTGACCACGGCTTCATTTTGCGTTCGTTATCGTTCTGGACGCCTATGGACATGACAAGACTTTATGAACTCGCAAAAGAGGCAACAAAAGATGGAAAAAACATGCAACGATACATCGACGATGTGCCGTGTGTGTTGTACAGTGACAAGTTCGAATTGAGAGGGTACGTTGCAGAAAAGAGCGCGTTACTTGAAATCGACACAACGCTTGACTATGAACAAGCAAATAAGGAGATAAAAAATGAAGAAAATTCGTGAAAAGTTCACCAAGTTTGACAAGACAATCTTGTTCATTCCGGCGATAATTGTGATTATGCTGGGAGTGCTCATCACAATCTTCGCAACACAAGCCGAGACTGTCATTATGGCTGTACGTACGTTTCTTGGAGACAAGTTCGGCTGGTATTATTTGCTGTTCGGGCTTGCGGCATTTTTGCTTTTGCTCTATCTCGCATTCTCAAAGGTCGGCAAAATTCGTCTTGGCAAAGAGACAGACAAGCCGATGAAGCTCGGAACGTATGGCATTTTGATTTTCACATCAACGATGGCTGCGGACATTTTGTTCTATGCGATGCATGAGTGGACGTATTACTTCAACTCAAGCAATGCACTTACAGGCGCAGGTTCGACAGACCAGATACTCAACTCATCGACTTACACGTACTTTCATTGGGGACTCATTCCTTGGGCGTTCTACCTTGTATTGGCAGTTGTGTACGGGTTCATGTTCTTCACTCGTAAAAAGCGTGAGGCACAAGGCATGGGTCAAATGTGTCTTCCGCTTTTCGAAAAAACAGGTCGACCGAAACTTGCGAACGGACTCAAATCGACAACAAACGTTATAGCAGTAGTTGGACTGTTGCTTGGAACATCGACGACGTTTAGTGTAACAACACCACTTATGACTGCTATTGTCTGCAAACTTTTCGGCATTGCATCTTCGCCAGTAATCTCAGTCATAATACTTTGCATCATCGCAATCATCTACACAGCCGCAGTGTTGGTCGGGCATAAAGGCATCTCGATTGTCGCAAAGATAACAACGATTTTGTTCTCATTGCTCTTGGCATTGTTCTTCATTATGGGCAACCCATTGTTCATTCTTGAGAACGGCATTCAGGGCATCGGAAACATGTTCATAAACTTCTTCAGCATGGCAACTTGGACAGACCCTGCTCGTGTATCGGGTGGATTTGTGCAAGACTGGACGGTATTCTACTGGGCGTACTGGATTGCTTGGTGTGTTGCGACACCGTTCTTCATTGCGAAAATTTCGAAAGGTCGCACAATCAAGCAAGTGTTATTACAAGGCGGTACAGCAGGTTTGCTCGGAACATTTGCAAGCTTTATGATTTTCGGTGGTTTCGGAATGAGTGCTCAAGCATCGGGTTTTGACTTTGCAGGAATGATTGCTTCGGGCGCGTCACCTGCACAATGCATCATCGAGTTGATTTGTTCGAAAGGTTCGGGCTTCTGGTACATCACACTTCCTTTGCTCCTGCTCACAATGTTCGGGCTTTACGCTTCGACATTCGATGCTTTGACAGATGTTGTGAGTTCATTCTCGTATAAAAAGCTTGACATTGACGCATCGCCGTCAAAGCCAGTAAAGATTTACTGGGCGCTGTTATTCTTAGTATTGCCGATTGCGCTCATATTCTTAGATGGCACAAATCATTTGCTTCAGTCGATGTCGATAATCGGTGCGTTTTTGCTGACGTTCATTATGATATGCATTGTGATTTCGTTCTTTATCGAATTAAAACGACACAATGCAAAACTCAATATAGACGAGGAGGCCGAAAATGATACGACAGAAGATTGAGTTACTCAAAAAACAGATGCCCGTCGAAATACGACTTAAGCAAATCAAACAAGTTTGTGTGAGACTGCTCAAAGCGTTCGCAGAAGTTTGTGCAAAGTACAATCTCAAATGGTGGGTCGACGGCGGAACATTGCTCGGAACAGTTCGAGACGGTCGCATGATACCGTGGGACGACGACGTTGACGTTACAATGCCTCGTGAAGACTACACAAGATTGCTCAATATCGCAGAACGAGACCCGCAAATCTTTGGCGCAGCTTACTTCTTTCAGACTGCGAGAACCGATGACTGCTTCGAAGTTCATGCAAAACTTCGTGACAAATTCACGACGGCATTGACTGAACGAGAATATCGAGGTTCGCGCAACAAAGGCATGTTTCTAGACATCTTTCCGCTCGACAATGCGCCTGAGTTGTTGCAAGTTCGTGAAGATGTCGCAGGTTTCGTCAAGACTGTCGCAAAGCATACGGGACAAGATGTCGAACCTCGAGTTCCTGGCTATTACTGGGACATGCTCAATTCGGTTTTGAAAAATATTCATGAACGAAATGAACATTCGGAACACATCGCAAATATGGTGTTTTGGCGATACGACCGAGAGCTCATCATCTTGAAAAAGTCGTGGTACGAAAAGACAGTTGCAATGCCGTTTGAAGGCATGATGGTGCCTGTGCCGTACATGATGGAGCAAGTGTTGAGCACTTGGTATGGCGGGTCATGGGAAACGCCTCAAAAAGTCAACAACTGTCATCGAGGTTACGTCGACCCGTTCACATCATACAAAGAATACGATGAGCTCACAAAAGAAGAGTTCGAGTATCTCATAAAATAATTTGCAAAATTGTTCGAAAAGCGGCTTAAAGTAGTTTACTTTTCGAACAATTTGTGATATAATGAATATAAGATAAGTAAGGAAAACCAACTATGAAGTTCAAAAAATTTAGAGAGGACGTCAAGACTCCGGCGAAATCACATTTGCCGTCTTGTGGCTTAGACATTTTTATGCCTGACGAATTTGATATCATGCCATTTGAGACAAAGACCGTAGGTTTAGGCTTTGGTGTCACAATACCTGAAGGATGGTGTGGAATACTCATTCCACGTTCGTCGATCGCAGCAAAAGGACTCATTATTCAAGACTCCGCGATTGATCCCGATTATAGAGGAGAATTACACGGCATCATTACAAATTGCTCAAACACGACGCAACATGTAAGTGTTGGTCAACGACTGATGTCGCTTGTTTGTTTTCCTTGTATGAATCCATTTCTTGAGGAAGTCGAATTCTTTCCTGATGAAACCGAAAGAGGAACGAATGGTTTGGGGAGTAGTGGAAAATGATTGAAGAATGGTGCAAAATCACATGTATCAAACGACTTCGAAATTATGAAATATCATCGTTTGGAAATGTTCGACATTGCAAAACACATCAACAACTTGCACAAAGTATTGATGCAAACGGCTATGCATACGTATTATCATGGACAATGCGCATACATAGACTTGTTGCAATGACATTTATTCCGAATCCTGAAAATTTGCCACAAGTCAATCACAAAGATGAAAATAAGCTTAACAATCGTGTCGACAATCTTGAATGGTACACAGCAAAGTATAATAATAGATACGGCACAAAATTGCAACGAATTAGTGAAAGCGTTTCAAAATCTTTGCTTGGCAACACTCGAGTAAAAGGTCACAAATGGACAGCAGAACAACGTAAACGACAAGCTGAACGAGTATCTGGTAATCGAAACGGCTTTTATGGAAAGACTCATAGCATAAAAACAAAACAAAAATTGAGTAATACAGCGAAACAACAACGACACAATGAACGTCGTTGGATGCATAACGGCAACGATACAACGCTTGTTTATATCGAAGATATTGACAAATACTTGCTTCTTGGCTATACACTTGGACGAGGTAAATTAAAACAAGGAGGTAAACAAGTATGAGACGAAACATTGTCATTTTCGACTTTGAGGTCTTCAAATTCGATACGCTTCTCGGAGCAATCGTTTTGAGAGACGATGATGCTGAGCTGTTTCAAACGTGGAATTTAGCAGAGATGATTAAGTTCTATGAGGCAAACAAACAAAGCATCTGGGTCGGTCACAACAATGCGTTTTACGACAACTACATCTTGCAAGAAGTTGTTCGTGGACGTAGTTCGCCCGCCATCAAAAAGAAGTCTGACGAGCTCATTCAACATTCTCGTAAGTCGTATCTCGATATCACGTTGTATTGGTACGACTTGATGTCTCAGCACATGATTAGCTTGAAAACAGTTGAGTGCGCGGTCGGTAAGGACATCTCGACGTCAGAAGTTGACTTCAACACACCTCGACTTTTGACGGCTGAAGAGAGAGCTAAAACCGAGTCGTATAACAGAGACGACCTTGACCAAACGCTCGACGACTTCTACAACACTTTGTCGGAGTTTACGTTGAGACTTGATATCATCAACGAGTTCAAACTTCCGCTTGATGCATTACATGCAACGGGAACACAAGTCGCAGAGATGGTTCTTCATGCCGAAAAGATTGACGGCATCGAAGATTGGTACGTTCCTCCGACAGTCTATCCGACGCTTCAGGTGAAAAATCAGCAAGTGTTGGACTTTTACTTGAACGAAGATTTTCGTAAGGGCAAAAACTTAGCACTTGACATTTGTGGAACGCCGCATAAACTTGGTGCAGGTGGCATTCACGGAGCCCTCAAAAAGTATCACACAGATTGGGCGTATTACTTTGACGTTTCTGGGTACTATAATCTCGTGATGATAAACTATGACTTGCTTCCTCGTTCAATACCTGACGAGTACAAAGAGTTCTACACGTACATGTATCACGAACAACTCAAGCTCAAAAAGACTGACCCGAACAAACGTTGGGTGTACAAGGTGATTTTGCTTTCGGTGTTCGGCGCAATGACAAATCAATGGTGCAAGTTCTATGACCCGAATAGAGGAACGCTCGTTACGATGGTCGGCCAGATGTTCTTAGTCGACTTGCTTGAAAAGCTTGATGGAAAGGCAACCATCATTCAGAGCAACACTGACGGCATCATTGCGAAAGCGCTACCTGGTGTTGAAGAAGCTGAAATGCGAGCCATCATCGATGAGTGGCAAAACAGAACGGGCTTTGTGTTGAAGCTTGAGAAAGTTTATGATATTCATCAGCGAGATGTCAACAATTACGTGTATCGCACGGAGGATGGCAAAATTAAAACATTGGGCGAAGTCTTCAAGCATTACGACGCTTGGGAGAACCCGTTCTACGAAGACTCGTATCGTGCGAAAGAGCCGATTATCATCGAGCATGCAGTTGTTGATTACTTCATGAACAATCGTTTGCCTGAAGAGACAATCGAAATGCATAAACGTCAGCTTCGTATGTTTCAGTTCATTTGTAAGAAAAACACGTACGATTGGATTGACATCGAAAAGCTCGATTTGTGCACGAACGAAATGACTGTCGAACGTCTTGGAAGTGTGTGTCGAGCATTTGCATACAACAATCCCGACGTTCGTTGGACGATATACAAGCACAAACCCGACAGTCGAGCTCCGAAAAGTACGTTGCAAAATGTTCCGGACAATGTGTTCGTTCACAATACGGAGATTTTGTCCGAGTCTGCTGTAAATGCGGCGATGCAACATATCGACTATGACTATTACGTTCGTCGTTCGTATCAACGCATACAGGAGTTTATCGAAATGAAGCAGGTGAAGAAAATACTATGACAAAAGCAGTCGAACGCAAAATCAACAAAATTTACTGGACGCTCTTCAAAAAGTGTTTCACCAACACTACGCTCGCATCTCTTTCGAGAGGTGACAGAAAGCCTGTGAAGAAGAAAGTGTTGCAGTTGCAATCGTCGAAGCAATTCGACGATTTTGCTGCGAAATTTTCGAAGGAGCTCGCAAAGCAAGGTTTGTTGGGAACGAAAGGCGTTTGGCGCAAGTATTACGAAGCTGCTCGAGCAAGCGGTCACATCTCGCTCAAAACATCTTTCACAGAGTATGAGTACAACAACATGACCGCTGCAATCAAGCACAACTTCACGATGATAAAATCGATACCGAGCAAGTTTCTTGAAGTGCTCGAGCATAAATACACTTCGACGCTTATCGAACAAGTCGCAAAAGGCTCGATTGGTCGTCGTTCATTCAGAACACAACTCGAAAAGCACGGTCACAAAAACGCAGCTCTCATTGCTCGAACTGAAACTGCGAAGTTGCAAACAGCAATTCTCGAAGAACGCTCAACACAACTCGGCAGTGTTGCGTATATCTGGCTCGCATCAAATGATAGACGAACACGTAAGTCACACAAAGACATGAACGGCGTTGTCGTTTTCTGGAAACACGCAAAACCCGAACTCGACGGTATGACAGGACATGCTGGTGAGTTTCCGAATTGTCGTTGCTCGCCTCAACCTATCGTTGACGAAGACGACCTCACAAAGCTCACGTATCGTGTCTATGACTATCGAGCTCATCGAGTTATTACTCTGAGTAAACAAAACTTGGTCGAGGCCCTCAAAATGGGTCATTTGTAAGTTTCGTTTACATACCAATCAATCGTTGATAAAACAAGTTCACCAGATTAACTCAGAGATACTTTGCAAGTCTTTTAATAGGAATAATAATAAAAGCAGCAAAGTGTCTCAGAAGTCAAATCTGAACCTCGTTTATTCATAAGTAAATTATATCAAAAGGAGGAACCCAAAATGGAAAAAGACCTCACATTCATGCTCATCGAGACCGCGGACGAAATGGAGAGAACACTCTCCCACATCGACAAGGTCACAGCAGAACAGAATGAACTCATCGAGCTTGTTAACGAGAGCGACAAAGCAAAGAAGTTTGAAAGCTTTACGCATTCGCTCAAAAACGACATCGACAACACGCTCAATCAGAGCGCTCAGCTCGAAGAGCGGCACGCAATGTTGCGCGACGTCATTAAAGAGTGTCAGTCGAACGCTCATGTCGCAAGTGTTGTGTCGACGCTTTGCAGAGCATTCGGTATTTTCGGCATGAACATGCCCGAAGAACCTGCTGAAGAGGGTGGCAAAGTTATCGAATTCTGGAAGAAAGATTAAGGCGCAAGTATGGACCTGATTGAAAAAGCATTGCGAAGAACGCTATATCGCAAAAGCTTTTACGAGTTTGTGAAAGCTTTCTGGAATACAGCAGACCCGTCGAAATTTGTTGATGGATGGCTCATTCAGTACTATTGCGAAGTGTTTCAGTATATGTGCAAAGGTTGGGTCGGTTACGATGCTCCAAAAATCGTCATACCTGAAGTCGGACCGGACGTTGACATATTAGACGTTCGTCAAAACAAGCAGAACTTATGCTTGATGGTCCCTCCAAGACACACGAAATCGATGATTTTCAACGTCTTCGGTCCGACATGGTTATGGCTTTCCGCTCCAATCAAAGCTGCATCTGTTTCACACACCGGCGGACTTGCAACACAGATGAACACTAAGCGACATCGAATTCTCAACTCCGCAGAGTTTCGTGAACTCTTTCCTGAGATTGAGCTCGTAACAAATGCGAAAGGACAGCTCGTCGATAATCGAGGCGCTGAGATGTATTCGATGAACAGAAACGCATTTACTGGTTATGGTGGCGACATTATCATCAACGATGACTTAACAAACGCAGAAACAGCTCGTAAAGACCAAGCTGAGATGAGCAATGCCTGGGCGTACTACCAAAATACGATGCCTTCTCGTATCAACGACATCAACAAGTGCATCATCATGAACATTCAGCAAAGACTCGCGCCAAACGACATTGCGGGTCACATCATGAACGAGCCCAAACTTGCGGCTCGTTACGTGTTCATTACGCTGCCTGCAATTTTCCAGCACGAAACGATAATTGTGTTTCCCATCTCGGGTCAAATAAAACGACTCAAAAAAGGTGACTTCTTGTGGCCTGAACGTTTTGGCAATTACGAGTCATTGAGAGCCGATGTTGGTGAAACGATTTTCGAGACCCAGTACTTGCAAAACCCGATTGCGTCCGATAAGACTGCAATTAAGCCAGACATGATTATCGAAAAGGACATGCCCGACACGCCTGGTGTTGAGAATGCCGAAATCACATTCGCATCACACGACTTCCCTGTGAAAGACAAAGATACGTCTGACTTCTTAGGCTCATGCCTTGGGTATCGAGTTCGTGGAACGCTTTACATTACAGATTGCTTAGAGAAACGAATGGGCTTCACAAAGGGAGTCGAATATGTAGAGCAAATCGATAACGTCTTCCCTGGCACAATACAAGTGATAGAAGACAAAGCAAACGGTTCGCCGATTTTGCAACAGCTTCAAGACACTGTCGCAGGAATGCAAGCGTTTCAACCTGGAACGGCTTCTAAGTTTCAACGACTTGAGTCTGCATCGCTCTATATGGTGTCCGGAAACGTCGTCTTTGTTCGTACAGTCTTCAACAAGCTCACTCAACAATGGGAGCTCTCGCCTACTTTGCGAAATCTCAAACAACGATTGCTCAACTTCCCGTTCGTCGAACACGATGACATCGTGGATGCATTCTCGATGCTGGTGTTGTTCGTGTTTATGGACCGTCGCAATATGGTATATGGACGTTCGTTCAACGATGAAAACGTCGTCGACGCGGACTCTTACGACAGCAAATACTCGACGATATTCTTCAACAAAGAAGGAGACCTTTGGAAGGCTCACGAAATCAAAGTCAAGTACGCCGAGAAGACAAAGCTCATCGTTTCTCGAGAGATTATGTTCAAGGCATCGCTTGAAGAAGGACTCAATCAACTCAAAGCATTCGCACCTAAAAAGAGCGTGTTCATCGATTGTTCTGCAACACCTGCACTCTCTGGCATGTATCAGAAGTCTGTGACTGTCGAACGATATGAGATTGAAGACTTCGACAAGAGCGTTGCTCAACTGAACTTGGCGTTTTCGAACAAGTCTGTGTTGGTCGACAGGCATTGCGTTTCTACGAAAGTTGATATCGAGAGCTTCAAATTCGCAAAGTCAAAAGACGAAAACGTTCGCTATCAAACGACAAAAGACGGTTTCGTCGCATGCATGCGTGTCGCATTAAAGTATTATGGAGGTATCACGTAACGTACGCATGCGCACACATACGTATACACGCACCTTCGCCTGATATACTGCGTATATTAGGTGAAAATTTTTTCAAAAACTTTTCAAAAAGTACTCAAAAGTAGTTTACTTTCAGAAAATATGTGATATAATATATACAAGATAAAGATATTTAAGGAGACCACACAGATGCTTCCCACCTTCATTGAAATCGAGAATATACTCAAAACCTTACCGGTCGGCTATTACATTGGACGTAACGTGCCTTTGAAACTCACGAATGAAAATGGTTCGTATTACGTACCGATGGATGACGAGGCTTACATCTCATACCCGATGCTCAACAACGTGATGACTAAGATTGAGAGCAAGCTCAACGACGAAAACATAGAATGTCTTACGAGAACGATTACATACCACGAAATCTCCCATGCATTCATTACTCCGAAATCGCTCAGCATGAACAACATCGTGAATGCATTTGAAGATGAGAGAATTGAGTCGATATGCCGGAACTATTATAAGGGTGTGGACTTCAAAGAGTTGCTCATGCTCGTCAATGATTGGGACGGAAAAACAGAACCTGCTCACGATACTCCGTTTTCCGTTTGGTATTCGCTCGTTAGATACCATCTCGGCAAACCACACTTCCTCATCAAAGTCGCTGCACTTCTTAAAAAATATCACAAGCTTCATAGGTTCTCCGATCACTGGTTGTCTTACAACTACAAAAACGAAATCATGGCTCTCTACCGTGAAGTTGAAGAGGACTTCATCGAGGACGAACTTAAAAAACAAAGAAAAGCCGAAGAGGAGGCAAAAGCTGCGGACGAAGAGAAACAGAAAAACGACAACACAGGCATGAGCATGAACGCAGGCGATGACAATGATGCTGAGGAGCCTGATGAGATGAACGAAACAGAGTTCAACATTGTTGGTCAATCGGAAGCTTCTCCGGAAGAGCTTCGCGAAAAACAACTTGAAGAACAACCCAACAAAATGTCAGACGAAGAACTTCAAGAGCTTTTCGAAAACATCACGAGAGCGGCGGACGAAGAGGTGAAAAAACTCTTTGAGAACTCGCAAGTCTACGTCAATCTGGGAGTTCAGGAACGTCTGGCGAACATCATTCTTGCAAACAAGAAGGTGACTAAATCGAATGCGTCTGCGATAAACGCTTACTCGGGTGTGTTCGACCCTCGCTCGGTTATAAGAGACGATTACAAGTGGTTCGTTCAGCAAAATCGTCAAGGGAATATCAAACAGTTTTCGAAAATCAAGCTCAATCTTTTCATCGACAACTCCGGTTCGTTCTGCTCGAATGAGACAATCGTCAATCAACTTCTGTTCGCGCTCAAAAAACTCGAACAGCAAGAACCGAACTTCACGTTCGACTTGATTACGATGAACACAAGGTTCGAGCTCAAGAAAAAGAACAAGAGAGAGCTTCATTGCGGTGGAGGCAACGACATTCCTGCTTACTCGGAAGGCATCATCAAAAAAGTTCAGGACCGTCAATCAATGAACTACAACATCGTACTTTTCGATGGAGACGCTTTGAGTAACCCGACAGAAGGTCGTAGCGGCAAACAATTCAAACGTTTCAACATGCCCAACACCGTGATGATACTCGAAGATAGCAACCGCAAATACGCAGAAACTTACTGCAAAGGCATCAGACGTATCTACACTCGCAGGTATGCGACCGAGCTGATTGACCAAGTCTGTGTTGCACTAAGATTCCTGCTCAAATAATTCGTCGGCGGCCTCAAAAAGGTCGCCGAAAAATTTTTTGAAAAACTTTCAAAAAAAGTACTCAAAAGTAGTTTACTTTCGAAAAAATGTGTGATATAATATATACAAGATAAAGATAAACAAGGAGAACACCACGATGCAAATCAAAAACTTCAAAGTTCAAATTCAGAAAGACGGAACGATCTGGTCAACACACAACGGGTCTTGGGAAATCATCAGCAATCCCGTGGCAATCGGTCAGTTCAAGGAACTCGTTCGTGTATTCCGGAGTAAACGTTACTCGGACATGCAGAAGGAACTTCAGTTCGACAATTCGATGCGCATCATCAGACAGGTCGAGGCAACAAACTCCGACAGTGTTGAGCTTACGGAAGAGTTGCTTAAAAAGAGCAAGAATGTGATGACCAAGCTCATCGCATTCTTCTCGGAATTCCAGTTCGAACCGAACTTCAGATTTGTGAATACCTTGTGCAACTACTGCATCAACACTGGAGCGGCAGCGGCAAAGGAGTACATAACAAATTACTTCAACTTAGTCGACCATCAATATGCGAGCTCAATCATCGAGAAAATGAAGAGTGCGGAGTTTGAGGAAATCATGAATGAAACCTCACAGCTCATTTGCACGAAACATGTAAACAAACGCTTCAAAGTCTATTACGGTTCGCAAGGCACCGGCAAAACGACAAAGGCAATGGAGGAGACCGGCAATCTCTGTATGGTTTGCCACTCTGCGATGCTTCCCTCGGATTTGATGGAGGACTTCAAGTTTGAGAACGGACACCCGAACTTCAGACCTTCCGCTCTTCAAACGGCGATGGTCAACGGTCAGAAAATTGTGCTCGATGAAATCAATCTTCTTCCGTTTGAGAGTCTCAGATTTTTGCAGTCAATACTCGATGGTAAGACTGAATTTACATACAAAGGACAGACAATCGTCATTAAGGACGGCTTTCAGATTATCGGAACAATGAACCTCACGGTAAACGGTTGCACATTCGCTCTTCCCGAACCTCTGGTTGATAGAGCTTGCGAACTTCGTAAGTATCAACTCACTGCGGACGCATTGGTAGGAGCTCTCATCTGAGAGCTCCAAAGGAGGTAGGCATGAAAATCTTGAATAAAGGAGGTGATGAAAAATGAGCATCTATGACAAGTTGTACCCGTTCCAAAAAAATATAGTTGACAAATTCCGTTCTTACAAAAAGTTCGGCTTATTCCTTGACATGGGGCTCGGTTAGCAAAACGCCAACAAGCTTGGCGTTAGCCGAAGTCAACAACTGCTCGAAAGTGTTGATTGTGACGATAAATGGCAAAGCGCTCGAACCTGTGACTGAACCTGGGTCGTGGCTTAACTGGGCAAGTCGTTCGACATTCAAATTCGACTTTCTCAACAAGTTCTCGGAACCCGATGCATTTGCATTGACAAAGTCGTTGCCACAACTCTTCATCATCAACTACGAAGGACTGTTCAAACACGGCAAACGCTCAATAAGGTCGTCCGGTATAGTGTTGAATAAAAACATTACAGAGTTTTTGAAAGCTTGTCGAAGAGAAAACGTTTGTGTGATAATTGATGAGTCGCACAAAGTCAAGAACCTGCAATCTCAACAAACGAAAGCAATCAATCAAATCGTAAATACACTTGAGCGTACGGCGAACTCCGTTCATCTTTATCTTTGCACAGGCACACCGTTTACGAAAGGCTATATCGATTTGTATTCGCAGCTTAAACTTCTTGGCTATCCCGAAACGAAAGGCGACTTCGTTGAACGTTTCTGCATTCGTGGTCGAGAACAGGGTTTGCTCGAATGGCAACAGCCGATTGTTGGGTACAAGAACGTCGATGCACTTTTCAATCTCGTACATCATTACGCAATTACAATTCGAAGTGAAGACATTATGGACTTGCCCGACAAATTTTTCGTCAAAATCTCACAACCTGTTTCGCCGGCATTCGAAATGTTTACTCAAGAAAAGCGTAAGGGCAAAGACATTCTTGACTTTGCAAAGTCGCTCAAAATCAAGCTCAGTGAGTTCGACCAAAAACGTTACAACACAGAGAGTCTGTGCTCGAACCCGTTTTTCAGAAACATTGACTATCCGAGCTTAAACTTCTTTGCCGAAACGTCTGGAACTGCGTGGATGCGAGCTCGTCAATTGAGCACGGGCTTTATCGGAAACGCATCGAAAGCGATTTGGTATGACCGTTCTCGACTTGATGCGCTCGAAAAGTTCTTGAGCGAAAACGAAGACAACTACTTGCTTTTCTACAACTACACACCTGAATTGTGCGAGATATTCGAAATTTGCGAAAAGCTCGACTACAACATCGACGTTTACTGCGGTGAAATCAAAAGCTTAACGTTTTACGAACGATATGCAAAGATGTCCGATGTCGAAAAGCTCACGAATAAGAAGAACATCATCATCGCAAACTTTGCGAGCGGTTCGACCGGATTGAACTGGCAAGAATACAACAAGTGCATCTTATTCTCGACGCCAGTTTACAAAGACTACGCACAAGGTCACAAACGTGTGCATCGTCTTGGACAGAAAGCAGACAGAGTGTTGTACTACTGCTTCTTCCAACGAAACTGGCTCGACATGAATATGCGTAAAGCACTTGACGGAACAATTGAGTACAACGAAGACATGTTCCAAGCAGACCTTACAAGGGTCAACGAATTGAGAGGTGAGTAATGAAAACGTACTATCATGCAACGCCGTTCAAAAATCTCATTGAGATACTCGATAGAGGCATCGAATGTCGAAACATCGAAGGCATCGTCTACATGTGCGAGACAGCTCAAGACTGTTTGAAGTTCGCGTATATGCACGGCAACACTGACGTGCTCGTGCTTAAAGTCAAAGTCAATGAGAAAGACGTCATCGAAACGTTCGACCATTCTCAGCGGTTCTTCAAATGTCGTTGTTTCGGTTCGAAAAAGCCGATTAAACAGCATAACATCATTGAATACGTGAGATACAAACTCTGAAGTCCATATATTCTATTTATAAACGTCGTGAAGTGTCTCAGATTTAACTCTGTGACCTCACGTGAAAGGAGAAAGCATCATGAAACTTAAACCGAAAGCATATTCTATGGGAACCTGTGGGTACGAAATTCTGTATAAATGTGCGAAATGCGCGTACCCATTCACTGTCGTAAATGACAGCTGGCACTTCTGTCCGTGTTGCGGTCAAGAGATTGATTGGGGCGTGATTGTACGAGCAAACGAAGAGTGGAAGCAAAAGTTTTTGAAGGTGCTCGATAAGCCTGAAGAAAAGCAAAAGTTGCTTGACGAACTCGATGCACTCAACACTCATGCTGAGGTCGATACTCGATACGAGATGCGTCAGACTGAGGCGACAAAACGTGCGATTATGAAGTCGAACATCTCGTATTATCTTGGCAATGGCTGGACGAAAGAACAGCTCATCGAAAAGGGCTTCTTTAAGCCGGAGGACTTTGACGATGTGGCTCTCTGACATAACGAAACTTGACCAAAAGAACCGTACACACATTCCGTCGACATATTTGCGTTTAATCGGCATCGAAGATAACTCATACGTGCAAATTATGGTCGACACAGAACGAAAACGCATCGAAATCATTCCAATTGACGATGACAATTTACAGATATTGAAGGAGGCATCAAAATGAACATCATTCCTGGCACCACCTGTTGTCAAAGAAGTTCTGAAAGAGGTTGTGAAAGTCGACAATGCTGCTGTCGAGGAGCTCAAGACTGAGCTCGAACAGGTAAAGCTTGCACTCATCAAGGCTCAAGAACGTGAACACGTTTTCAGAGAACTTTATGAAGAAACAATGCGAGGAGGTAATATATGACACCCGAAAAAGAGATACAAAACTCTATCATGTCGTACTTCAAAAAGCTCAAAGCCTCTGGAATTGACAATTACGTCGAACGACGTCAAGCAGGTGGCTTCGCATACAAAATGGGCTTGCCTGATTTGTGGGTTGTTATTTTCGGCAAACACATTGAAATCGAAGTCAAACGTCCTGGTGGACAGCCTCGTGCAACACAGGAGAAGTGGGCGAGGCGTTTCACTGAAATGGGCGCAATTTACTTGTGCGCAGACTCTGTCATAGACATCATTGACTTGATTGAAAAACTTAGTATTGAACACTTCAATGCAAAGGCTGGGACAAATGAAGTATCGATTGATTGACGAAAAACAAGATGAGTACATAAAGGAGTATAACGCTATTGTTGAAAAGTACGAAACGACAGAGTGGCAAAAAGGTGTAGGTTTATCTTTTCATCACATACTACCTCGAGCGTATTTTCCGGAATTCAAAGACGACTCGAAAAACTGGCTGTACGTACCTGTTATGGAACATATTCGTTTGCATTATTTGCTGTGGAAACATGACTGGAAATATTGCGCTGCGTTTTGGTTTTGCTACGTGTACTTTCATAAAAATCACAGCTACAACATCACTGACGAAGAACTCGTACAACTCAAACTTGATATGCGAGAATATCGTCGTCATAGTAAAGGAGACAAATTATGACAACCGCAAAAGAACGTGTCGAACTCGAGCTCAATGAACTCGAAGAACGTCTCAGTAAGCTCAAAACGTTTGTGTTGAGTGAGCCGTTTTCGAAATTGTCGACTGTGCAGCAGATGTTGCTTATGTCACAAATCGACATCATGACGTCGTATACGAATTGCTTGCATCGTCGACTTAAGTTTTGGGAGGACTGAGCATGATTTACTGCAAATCACATCCCAATGCAGGAACGCTTATTCGCTTAAAGGGTCCGCATATTGGTGCGTATTGTAAGCAATGCAGCAAATGGCTCAAGTGGATTACAATCGACGAAGTCGATGAATGCGTTGACCCGACGCTTGATGCTGAGCTCGATGTTGAGTTCACACCACCCGATACGTACACGACAACACTTGCTAAACACTCTGAGCCCTCTGAGGACGACAACGATGTTCCGTGGTAATGTTGTTTACTTTTGATGCTCTGAGTTCACCAGATGACTTCTGAGACACTTTGTGTGTTTGATAAATATTCCTATTAAACTTCTCGTCAAGTGTCTCAGAGTTAAACGTGTGAATTCGTTTTCCAAATCTTTATCTGGAAAGTAACCGAAACGTTAAGTCTCGGTTACTTTTCTCTTTTCTGAAAAATATTTTGAAAAACTTTGCAAAAAGTACATCAAAGTAGTTTACTTTTGAGAAAAAGTGTGATATAATAATACAAGATAAAGATAAGGAGTACCCAATCATGAGCGATAAAACATTTATTGTGACAAAAGAGGAGATGGACCCGAAGATGTACGAACTGCTCATGCTCGATGTTGAGTGAATTCGTAAGTCTTACGGGAAAGAGTATACGAACAAAGGTAAAGTCGCAGGAATGACTGTTTGTTGCGGAGTCAGATACTGGCTTATTTCGAACGAACCCGGCGAACTTGCAATCGAACAGTACAAACATGCGAAGGAGACATACAAAAGATGATTGACGTAAAGCAAATCAAACCCAATCACGCAGACCACATCAGCGGTTACAAAGAGAAATGGCTTAACGAGCTTTACGAGTTCGAACCTGTGATTGCTCAGCCCAAATACGACGGCGAAAGAATGCTTATTCATTTCGACCAACATCGGGCGGCATGCACGTCCAGACGAATTTCGAAAAAGACGAGTAAGTTCATGCAAAACGAGGACAAGCTTCCTATTATCTCCGCAATCGCAGGTCACATCGATCTTGGGTACACAGTGTTGGACTGTGAATGTTACCAGAAAGACTGGAGCACGATTGTCGGAATTCTGCATTCGTTACCCGAACGTGCGATAGAGCTTTCCGAAAAGACGCCTCCGAAGTTTGCAATTTTCGATTGCTTGTGGTATGACGGCGTTTGTCTTGAAGATAGACCCTATCTTGAGAGACTCAAATACGCAATCAAAATGGTTGAGCTCATCGATTGCAAATTCGTTCATCTCGTTGATTTTATCGACGACGAGCTCAAACCCAACACTATCGAGCACGCTCACTTCTTCAAATCTATCGAAGAACAGGAGCAAGCGATGCAAAACGCGATTGATGCAGGTTTTGAAGGCATCGTCGTTAAGTCACTCAAGAAAACGTATCGTGATATGGGCGCATCGCTCAAATGCAAGAAGTTTGAAACAGTAGATGTTGTCGTATACGATTACGTACAAGGACGTGGCAAATATATTGATACTGTGGGTGCTCTTTCGATTGGCTATTACGACCCCACGACCGGTAACATCAAGCACATTTCGCAAGTCAATTGCGGAACGGACGCTGAGAGAAACATGTGGCGTGACAGATGGTCTGAACTTAAAGGTTCGGTCATCGAAGTCAAATGTCAAGAAGTTACTGAAACAAGCTTACGACATCCTGTGTACATTCGCTTGAGAGAAGACAAAATGGCGGAAATGTGCACGAAAGATACAATCTTCAAGGAGGTGTAAAATGAGTGACGGAATTTTTAACGCAACAGGCGGAGCATGTGAAGACGCTGAAGACATGGACCTTGCATGCGAAGACGAAGAAGTTGAATGCTATCACGATTGCATTGGCTTTTGCATGATTTCAGCTTGCTGTGGACAATGTCCGTTCGAAGGCGGTGAAAAACTCGATTGCGAAGATTACGAGGAGGCGTAACATGATTTACGAAGCAAAGTGCCCGATTTGCGGCAAAATCAACAAACTCGAGGTCGATGACACGGCATTCATGGCTTACAAAGCAGGCGTTGGCAAAATTCAGCATCTGTTTCCTGACCTCAAACCTGAAGAGCGTGAGCTCATTCAAACCGGCATTTACAACACATGCTGGAACGACATGTTTCCGGAGGACGAAGAATGAAAGAAGGAGAAAGTATGAATGAAAATAAAATCGCAAAAGCCTTACAATGGGTCGTAAATCAAATACCGGACTTTAAACCTGAAACGAACGAAGAAAAATTTATATTGGCAATAAAGCTTTACTGCGACGCAGGAGTAAAAGAGATTAAACGACTTGAAGCAGAGTTACAAAAAATTAAAACCGCACACTCAAAGAAAAGCAACGGACAAAATGATAATGACCAATAAAGGAGTAGAAGAAAATGATATATGCAATTTTTTGGCTCGTCATAGTAGCAGTCATTGTGGGTGCAAGTGTTGGAGCTTACTTCTTGATTAAACGACTGTTCACACACAAACGATATTATCGACCAACAGAACGAGAGCTTGATAAAGTTCGAAAAGACATCGATAAACTCAAAAAGTAACAAAATGAAACCCGGAAGACCTCCGGGTTTTGTCATGTTTAATTTCGGTTACTTTTCAATCAATCGTTGTCAAAATGAAGTCACTAGTTTAATTCTGAGACATTTCGCAAGATGTTTAATAGGAATATTTATAAAACGTCAAAAGCGTCCCAGAATTAAACTGGTGACTTCGTTTATCTTAAAGTAAACGGAACGAATCCCGGACATCTTTCAACACCCGGGACCGTCCAAGATAAATAAGAGAACCCGCAGAGCAGATTACGCGTAGGTAATGCGACCACACGTGAACTGCCATCTCTGTTCTGCTGCTTTAGCCGCAAATTCCTGAGGAGGAACTTGCACAGGGTAGCAGTCTTCGCATGTAGCGATGACTTTGTTGTTGGAGTCGCTGAGCGTGAGTGTTACACCCTCGATGTTGTCGTCTGCGCTTTCGCTGTAGAAATATGCAACGAACGTTTTGAACTTTGCAACCGCATCACTCAGCTGACTAATAGAAACTTCGCAAGTTCCAACACGGCTCAGGTTCTTGTTGTGCACCCAAGCGCCTGTTGCAAACGAGTCTGTTTCCCAAAGTCTGTCGCTTGTCTGAATGTTGATTGTCGAAAGAGCATCGCCCTCACCGCCGATTTGAACATTCTTGAAAAGCTGACTGATTTTGCTGTCGTTCGATGCGATAGACAGAATATAGTTTGCAAGAGAATATCTCATCTTTGCGACCTCCTTAAATGATTTCGCCGTTCACCGTAATGGCGCGAATGCCATACTGGTCGGCGATAATGACGTATATGGGAGGAGCTTTACGAGCGGCACGGTCGTTTTCCGTGAGCGCGGACATAGGCAGAATTTGTACGAAGTAGCCGTTCGTCAAGGGCGTTCCCTCTTCGATAATTGTGTACTGTTCTCCATTCGCGGTCACAGTCATCGTTTTGTCTGTCCATACTTTGTCCATGCTCAAATAACCGCAGCTTCTGTAGTTTTCGAGCTCCTTCGAGATTGTTGCGTAGATTTTGCCTACGCCGTCAACGTTCTTGATTTTCGTAACGAGTAACTCGAGTAACCTGTCTGTGAGCGTCTGATGCAGAATAATACGAACATAAGAGTTCGTCAAGTCCGCACCGTTTTTGAGGTTGCCGCCCAAGTCACGAACGTTTCCGGCGAAGTATGTGTCGACGTTGATGTTGTTGTGCGACAAGGTCTCATAGAGCTCGTCTGTCAAAACTTCTTCGTCGATACTCTCGGCAGTGTACATGTAATCGTTCACAGTCGAAACGCCGTAAACGTCAATGCCGCTCAAATACGCCGCCATCGTCATTTCCGCACCGAATACATTCGAGTATTTCGAAGCAAAGTTTGTAATGACGTCCGTGTCTGTTGTAGTCATCGTTCTACCGAAGATGATTTTCTCGTTTACGCCGTAAACGTCTCTGTCGGTTTCACGAGTTGTTGCGATTTTCTTGAGCGCGGCATACGCAAGCTCGACATTCTCTTCAGCCGCACAAAGTCCGACCAGAATGAATTTATTGTCGAGAGATTTGAGCATGTCCGCGGTCAAATCTGTATAGTCCACTCCTTCGATGACCACAACTCTTGCACCCGCATTCTGGAAGTACATCGACAGATATGCGTTCGTATCGGGGAATGTTTGCGCAGGGTAAACTGCACTTGCGGCCGCCCACGAAGCAAGAATTTCGTTGTCACCGATGCTTGCGACTGTATTGCCAGATATCTTACCAAGCGTTCCTTCGTGTGTGTACAACACAAGCGTGTCACGAGTACCGCTTATCTGTGTCTCCACGTGTTGCTTGATATTGATATCGACAAAACGTCTTACATCAATGTCATTCATTATTTTCGTCTCCTTCATAAATTGTATTGACAGGGTCGACCTTTTCGAATGCCTCGTCAGGCGTTACCTGCTTGATACTCATCTTGCACGAGATAAGAATTTCGATGTCATGTCTGTGCCACATCACATCGTTCTTAAACTCATTTACACTCGAGTCGTTTTTGACTTCCTCGATGTACACGCCCTCTTCGTAAAGCGCTTGCCGTACAGCTTGCGTTCTTAAACGGGCGATGAGCTTGTTCATGATTGTCGCAGCGTTGTCACCATACAAGATGATGTAGAGCGTATACGACTTATAGAACGACACCGTATCGTCAACCTCAGTCATACTTACGTCGCCGTCATTTTCACGAGTTCTGAGTTCGAACAACATCAGCTCTTCGCAAGGACAAACGCTGTCAAATTCTTGTTTCGTTAAAAGCTTATCGAGCGTTGCTCCGTACGTTGTGAGCGCATTACGAACTCTGTCAGAAGGAAGTTCGGCTTGAGTAATCAACTGATTGCGTACGAGCTTATTAAGTTCATTGATGTCCGCAATCGTGTTCATATCAGCTTCTCTCCTCTCAAATATTTGATGTAGTCAGCGAAGTCTCTGTATGCGGCAAGTTGTATCATTGTAAGAGATGCCTCACGACAACCGTATTCGTCGTACGGATGCGTCTCATTGCATCTCAAAAAGTCGCCGTTATACTCGATGATGTCGCCAACATCTATACGATACAGGCTCTTGCAATAGAACATGTACCGCACCTCAGCAGTGTTGCCGTCTTTCGACTGTCTTTCACGCTTTGTTTGAACTTGCAACGAACCTCGGATTGTCTTTCGTTCGTACTTTAACTTTGTGTTTCCGTACTCATCCACGTCGCCCGCTTTATTGACGACGTAAATCGGATAGTTGAACGAAAATTCCTCGATTGCGTCAAAGAAAAATGTAGGGTCAACGAGATGATTTGTTCGCATATCAGTTCGCCCCCGGAATAGGATGGGACGTTACAACGAAAATGCTTGCAACGTTCTTCGTTTTCAGGAGCGCCCAAAGCGCGGCGCCGTAAGACGTTTGGTTCCAGAACTTTGCTTCGTCATCGGAACTCATTGTCTTATCGATATCGTACGCTTTCGAAAAGCCCCCAACACTCATAGACGACAGTACGCCCTTTGTCGTACCGCCGCCTGCGATAGAGTCGAGCGTATCTCCAACTGGCGCCTGCTGTTGTTGAGCAATGATTGTTGCATAATGTGCAATGCAATAGCTCATCGCAAGCTTCCAGTCAGAGCCGTAAATACTCTTGAAAATTTTGTTGTTCGCAATTTCGTAGAGATTGTCGAACATTGTTTGACCTTCGTCGGTCTCCATAAATTGTTTGAATTGCGGCATCCAAAAGGTGAAGTCGGCGACCGTGAAAGGCGGGTTTTTTCTATCCGTTTGTATTCCGATTATCGCCATACTGACACCTCATTATTTTGCGCCAAGTTGTTTTGCAACTTGCATAGCATTATAGCAAATGTTGCCAACTTTTTGCCATTCTTTTGCTTTTGCAGCTGTCACAGCCCTTTCAAGCATATCAACTAACGCATCTTCATTGCCGTAATCTTTCACACTGTCTTCAAGGTTCTTTTCTGTGATGCTGCCATTTACGACTGCCTGAAGATTTTCAATGTGACGATTTTCATCATCACGAATAGCTTCGATTGCCACGTAAGACTCATCGGGAATTTTGCCTTTAAGATTTTCAAGAGCGACGTTGTAAGCGTCAACAGCAGCACGTTCGTCCTCAAGCAGCGCGTTCACAGTTTGAAGAGGTGATGCTTCGTCTTTCAGCTGAATTGCTTTCACAGCCAAAACGGCTTCATCATACGTGTTTGCCTCGACCTTATACTTCTTGTCGCCCGTATCAACAATAAATTTTTTCATCGTTCTGCCTCCTTTTATGCAAAAGGCGCCAACAACATCGTTGTCGTTGTCGACGCCTGTGCAAAGATATTTGTTTGCGCCTTACTTCGTGAAGTCCCAGTAAGACACGACGCCGAATTCCGCATTGTTCGTGTTGTAAGGCATCTGAATTTCCGATACCTGACCGACGAACGCCGAAGTGTACGACATCTTGTCGATGTTGGGCAGCGTGATGTAGTGCTGCATCGGGTACGGCATATCAAGACGAACAAAGTCCTTGTCGTTCTTGTAAGCCACGATACGGCCGTGTTTGCCGGTACCCATGTCGTTGAGCGCGGGTCTGGACTCGATTTTAATTTTGACTTCGCCGGAGCTTTCGTCAGAACCGAGGTTGTGGTCCAGAATGAACTTGCGGAGCGTATTCGTGTAGAGCGCCGAGAAACGGGAGCTCAGGTCCGAACCGACGAACGTAGGAACGAGGAACGTATCGGGCATGATGCTGATGTTCATACCGCTGTTGAGCAAATACGTTTCGAAAACGCCGTTGAAGAAAGCCACAACATCTGCATCGGACATGTCCTTGAAGCCGCTGTTCGCCGCCGTAGCGGAGCTGTTGTCGATTGTGGTGACCAAAACGTTGTCGCTGTTGAACATACCGGTCGTACCTTCGATACCCGTGTAAGCAACCTTCTGAACGAAGAGGTCCCATCCGGCAACAATCGCATTACTGTAGATGTCCTGAATGCTTTTTTGAAGCGTAAGCTTCTTCATCTTTTCGAGCTCGATGAAGCGCAGGTCATACGCAACTTCGAACGTAAAGACGTTCACACGTTTCTGATTGAGACCCGCATTGACGCGCGGAATGTAGTTGGCGTTGTTTCCGACCACGTTCCGGAATTCGTTCATAATGCCCGCCCAATCGACCGTGTAGTAGGAAACGTAATCGACGAAGCCGCCGCCCACGTCCACCGAAACGTCCTTCTGATATGTGACGAAGTATTTGGGTTCGTAAAGCTTCGTGTGAAGCTTAGCGAGTGTTGTGGTCAGGAATGCGAAGTTGGCATCATGCACCTTCGCGTCCCCGACGTATGCTTTACGCATACGAGAACCGTACATGTCGCTCAAGCCGAAGCAACGACCTCTGTGGGAGGCCGAAACGCTATCGACGAAGAAGTTTTTTGTCACGGTACTCGGAGTGAAAGTTCCTTCCATCTTGTTTTACCTCCTTAGCAGATTTTGCGTACTTCGGCAAGCAAGGTTGTGCCCTGCTGCTCGTAAATACCGGTGAACTCGTAACCAGGCAGTTCCACGATTGTACTCGCGGCAAGCTTGTCCGCAGTTGTAAGTTCCGCCGACGCAAGAACAACTGCAACCTTTGCACCGTTTTTAATTTGCGCCACAGTTGCATCACTCTTAAGCGAAAGTGCAATGAAACCGTTCATGAACAGGTTGAATGCTTCGCCCGGATAAGTGATGGGACCTTTGTTTTCTCCGCCCCACGTATCTTCGAGCTTAACGTTGGTCGCCAACACAAAGCCGGCAATCTCATCGACGCTTGTAAGCGTTGTCGCCTTTTTGTAGTAGCTTGTCGTCGAGCCGTAGACCACCATGTCGCCGAATGCCAACGGGGTATCGCCTTCAACGATACCACCCTCGACATTGTACTTATCAGAAACAGTGGGGTAGCCGCGCATGAGCTGCTTGATTTTGTCTTTGATGATGAGACTCATGATTATCTGTTACCTCCGTATCTTCTTGCCCAAGCCGCGGCAACGTCGTCTTCCTCTACGCTGTCCTCGGTCTTGACAGTCTTTTTTTCGATTGCGCCGGCACTCTTTTTGATGGAGTCCTTTGCCTTTTTTGGTTCATCGGTATCGATGACCTCTTCGATTTGCTCTCTCTCGTCCTCGATTTCCTCTTCCTCTTCCTCTTCTTCCTCGACCTCTTCATCGGTGGTCGTATCAACAAGAGCGCAGAGCTTGTCGGCCATGCCGGCAAGTTTCTTGAGGGAAGCGATTTCCTCGGGAGACAGCACATCATCTGTGCAAGTGTTGGTCAAAGGCTTTTTGGTCTCGTCTTCGTCGTCGGTCTTTTTGACCTCTTCGACTTCCTCGACCTTATATTCTTTGCCGTTCTCGTCACGAACATTGAATTTCATAAAGTCATGTCTCCTTTTAATCTTTATATGATTATTATAATACATTCAATGCAAAAGATATAATCATACGAAAAATTCTTTACATCTTGAGTTCACAGTTTTAATTCTGAGAACATCTAATGGCCAAGTATAATATTCCTATTATACTCGACCAAAAGTATCCCAGAAGTCTTCCTGTGAATTACTTCGATACGTTTACTTTCTTCGTCATGTCAACAATTTCGTCGACTTTCTTGTCCCAGTATTCCGCATCGAATTCGTAACCATGTTCAATCGCGTAAGCCTGAAGCTTCGACATCACACTGTCTTTCTTGACAGCGCCTGCGGACTTGCCTTCTTTCTTAAGTATCGAAGATACGTCCGAGTACAGAGTCTCAGCATTCGCAATCAACTCGTTGCAAACATTAAGCATATCGGTCGTGGCTGCCGAATTTGCCGCTTCCAACTTAGCTCTTTCGGCTTCATCGGTGGTGTTTGCAAGTTGCTTATGAATTTTGATTTTCGACTTGATGTTTGCGACAAGTGCAATTACGAGCGGAACCGCAACAGCTACTGCCGATGCGACCGCGTATACAACTTTCAAGATTGTTTCGATGTTCTGCATGATACCTCCTTTGTCAACGACGAGGCAGTACAATACCAGGCATGCCAGGGCGACCTTCAACAGCAGACTGAAGCTTCGCCTTGGTGTCAGCAAGGTCTGCTGCGATTGCTTCGAAACCCGTACCAACGAGCTCTTCGGCCATCTTAGCGGTAGTAGTAGTGTGCTGAACGGCGTCGACGTCATCTCCTGCAGTGTTGTCGTTAGACGCATCATGAAACGTTTCGGTTTCCTCCGATACCTCCTCGGCAACACTGTGGTCCGCGACTTGTTCGACTTCTTCGTGCTCGATTGTTTCGCTCGTCTGTTCGGCGGTTTCTGTCGAAGCGGTCTCGGTATTTTCATACGCAAGCATCGCATCGATGTTATTGATGAACTCGACGAGCTTGTTCATCTCGGGCGTCACCTTTTCGGCTTCAAGCTGAGCACGATACGGCTGTATCTGTTCTGCTTCAAGCTTTGCACGCAAAGCCCCGACTTTGTCGTCGATGTCTTTCTGCCGAGCGTCGATAAGCGTCTGCAAACGATGCATGTACGAAGCCCTTGTTTCGATAAGACTCATAGCATTTATTCTCCTTTCTAAAATTTATATCAGTCCTTGCCACGTAAGGAATAGATATACGACAGCTGCGATTGCCATAATGGCAATGATTGCGATTAGAGCCCACAAAAAGCCTTTCACAGCTTTCGGACGGTCTCCGTCAGATGCTCCCGCAATAAGAGCTCCAACCGTTCCCTTTAAGAGTTTGCTGAGCAAAAAGAACGGACTCAACACAAGTGTGAGCAGATAGAGCAAGAAAAGATTGAGCGGCTCTTCAATGCCGACGAAGCGCATGATGGGTTTGACGCCATTGTAGTGATATTGCCGTTTGCGTTCTCTGTTTGCCCATTTATCTTCAATGGCACGATGCTCGTTCTTTTGTTGTTCTGTTTGAAGTACTTCACTCGCAAAATCAACCTTTTGCTTTTCGAAGTCTGCGCGTTTCTCTTCAACTTCTGTGTGCTTGACTGCAGCTTTTTTGAGAGTCGATTTGACTTTGTCAACGAATTGCTCGTCTTCTGCACTCGCTTCAGCCAACACATTGAGCTTAACCTGTTCCATCACTGCGCCAAATTGCGTTTCAGGCACAGGCACTTGCAAAGGAGATGTGTCAGGCAAATTCTCAACGACTTCGCTCACAGCTTTCGATACATTTTCAACATGTTCTGCAGCTTTGACTTCAGGCAACTCAACGTCATCTTTCGCTTCAATAGGAGCGTCCACAGTGTTGGACGTTCTATCAAGTCGAGCTTGTTCTTCTTGCATACGTTTAAGCGCTGCGCTTACTTCATTCATATCTTCAATCATGATGTATAACCTCCTTTTAGACTCGAACAAGTTTGCATGTTATGCTTCGTGCAAGCTGTCCTGTATCAAATAACGGGTGATTGCCTTTTTTGCGAGCTGCAACACTTGGTGCGTTGGGTGCGAGTCGACCGTCGTTTGAGTAAATTATCTCTCGAGCATAATTTTCCATGCGAATGCAAAGTTTATTTAGCTCGTTTTCAAGTCCTGTAATGCCATTTGTTGAGTATGCCTTTAGAGCTTTTTGCATCACATTCTTGATGAGTGTATTTCCATATTTTATCGTCATTTTGAGCACAGGCCGCGCCGGTAAATGATGTAGAGGCGACCCATTCTCATGTATGAACATCAATTCAGCATTCGTTATACCTACGCTATATGTTGTTTTGCGTTTTGTCTTCATGCTAAACACCCCGATTTGAATTTGATACTCGGGAATGCTCGCAAGATATTTTCGAAAACTTTCACCAACGTCACTCATTCTTTTACATACTTCTTAATGTATTCGGGTACTTTTTTACGAATGAGTATTTTAAGCTCGTTATCAGGCAGCAAAGACTCAGAATAAAGTGAACGCATTGCTTGAACAACTCTGTCATATTTGCCGATCGAATTGTTTTTACCAAGCTCATTAAGAACTTGATTCGTAAATACAACGACTTTGTATCCGTTATCTTTCACTTTCGAAATTGCGTCCTCAATCGAATTTACACGTACTTTGTGAATATGTGTTATTCCATCTTTTTCGAACTCAATTGTAAAGAGCTTTTCTTTTACGCTATCTTTAATCGCAACCGCTTGATTATTCTTTACATAAACAGAATAACCTCTGTCAGAATGATGATAGCCATAGCCTTCTTTCTCAAGCTCTTCTTTTGTCTTTGTTACAACCATAAATCTACCTCTTGGCAGTTGAACGTACTCTTCGTCTTTTGCACCAATAGGCTTATTTGCTTTTTTATAGTTCTCTTCCTCAACTTCTGTCCAAGAGTCCGTTGTTGTAATAGGCTCATTTTCAAATGCAAATGATGCGCCTATACCGCGTTTATCTTCATAATCGATTTTCGTATATGAACCCTTTTGTTCAACATGCTTGATACGACCTTCGTATTGTTCTCCGTGATATTTCCATCGAATATTCATTCCGACATTGAGCTCGGTTCGTTTAATCAAGCGTTCATCATTCATATCTATAACTCTTGCAGGACCGTTTGTTACTTGATGCCAGCCATTTTTCGAAAGTTCAGCTTTAAGCTGTTCAGGCGTTGTACCACTCATTTCAAATTTCGTATAGCCCCAAGCTCCTTCTTTCATCGAAAACGTTTTACCGATGTAGAAGTAAAGATTTTTGTCGATATCGGACTGCATCACATAAATGATTTTGTCTGTGCCAGGTGCTTTTGTCGATTGAATATCTTTCATATCACTGTCTCTTATGAATACTTCGAATTTGCGAATAGCTTTTGCAGCACGTTTTGCAATAGACGTCATTTCAGGGTCGTCTTCCCAAGATTCAAGCTTTATAGCAAGTCTATTCCACGCAGACTTATCACGAACGCCGTTTTGAAGTTGTTGAATAGCTTCATTGATAGCTTCATTTAGCTCTTTGACTTGAGGACCAGATTGTCTTGTTTTGTAGGGAACGATACCTGTCGATTTATGCGAACCCGCTTGACGTGCGTACATGCCAAGTTCTTCTTTTAATTTTTTTGCTTCTTCAGTCATTCGATTAAACATTAGGTCGTTAACGCTATCAACATAGAGACCTCGTCTTTTTGCCCAGTCAACATCGTCTTTAGATGCTTGATAGCCCGCTCTAAATTTCCACTCCGGCTTAAATTTCTCAGCTTTCTTTTTGGCTTCTTCAAAAGAGAAAGCTTTAACTATTAAAGAACGAGTTCCTCCCCAAGGGTCTGTCATGTCAATCTGATGATACTCAGAGTCTTTTACTTTGCTGTCTCCAACCAATTTCTTTAAGAGCGCTTTTTCTTCATTTGTGAGATATTGATTTTCATCTCTATGCCAACGTAAGAGCTCTTTATCTTCTTGAGTCAAATGAATCGACACAGGCTTATTATACGATAATCTTTCATACAATCGTTTTCCTGCGCCACCTTCAATCATAGCCTTTAACGTCGCAGACTCTTCGGCAGACAACTTCGCCATATCATTAACGCTATCAACAATGCGTGCAATGCCCGCACGACCTTGTTTGCAAAGTGCAACATGATTGCCGCGTATGTTGCGTTGACACGGTTCATCATTGTCGTCGATATCGCAGTCGTAACCACAACTCAACTCTTTGTATTCACCGCTCTCAACAGCTTCAACTGCGTCTTTGTCTGTGATAACGAGCGTGCCCATCATGACAGGCTTTCCGTTGTCTTCGCCCTTGTGAATGTCACGTACAAAACCAACCGCAAGCTCGTTGTGATTTTCAGCATTGACGTCGTGGTCAGGGTGCTCGATACACACCGCTTTGTTCTCAAATGAAGCCATTGCCTTGTCAGAAAACACCTCGTCGTCTGTGCGTTCAACGTTCACAATTTTGTCGGGGTCTTCGCATGTATCGCCAAAAAGCTCGCAACGTTTATATTCTTGTTTGCCGATTCTACTCAAAATGGCGTCCGTGCAAATCAAATAACCCTCAGGCGTTTTGAACTTGTGAGGGCCAAGTTTTTCTGATACAAGAAAACGCATTATTTATCTCTCCTTTTCATAAATATTATATTATCAAAAGCGCCCAAAGTATAATCAGAGCGACAAACTTGTGTTGCCGAATTTCGTCGTAAATTGAACGTCACAATGATAGTTGTGTTTATCGAGATTGCTCGTAAAACTCGTAATCTCCAACACATCTTGATGCTCTTGAATTGTCTTCATTACGAATGTATCAATCGTAACTTTTGCTGTGTTGTCGTCAACGAGCGGCATGCCATACTGATAGTTGTACCAGAGCTCGTGTTGTATGACACTCAAGTGTTGAATGAGACAGTCTCTGACCATCGTGTTTTCGCTTGAAAAATTGTCGTGTTTGTCGTTCGGATTGACGAACTTTGCTGTGCCGTCAGTGTTTGTTCCATACGACCCAAACCACACAATCGCACGTCGTCTTGTTGTGCCCGAACGTTCGTCCATAACTCGCCTGACTCTCATACTACGAACACACCTCCTACATCATTTTCGTCTGCCCAGAATGAATTTCCACCTTGACCATTCGCATCAGCCCAGATCAAAAAGTTAACCGTTTCAGTAATTGTGTACGTATATCGAATACCAAGATGCTCGATTGTTAAGTAACCACCTCTAAAAAGTTTACTAATATTGTCTGTTACGTCTTTATCTTCATTGAGATATGCGTCAACACTTGCGTCATATGTACTATTGTATATAGGCAAAATTTGAAGACCTGCGTCTGCATAGTATTGCATGACTTGCTCATATGTACCGTCGCAATAGTTTCGAATGATTTGCGCCTTAATGAGCGTTAAGAACTCTTTATCTGTCAACGACACAGTCGCAGCTGTTTTTGTCGTCGAAGTCGCAGTCTCGTAATACTCGAGTGAAAACGTTCTGCGTAAGCCGAAAAGATTGCCAATCATGTCAAGCAAATCACAATTGTCGTCGTAATCTTTGAGCTGTGAGACAATGCTAAGAAAGTCTTTGTCATAAATGTTGAGCAAGTACAAGAGTAAGTCACTTGTAGGTGAGACATTTTTGAACTCGCTTATTGCGATGCCCATATTATCGTCGCCCTCTCCCATCATGAGCTCATACCACAGTCTGAAATGTTCGACAAAACAGTCATCATTGCGCAAATATAGTGGAAGCTTTCGTTCGTAGTATCTGAACTCTCGTATTGTCAACGGTATAAGATGCTTCATGCTGCCTCCTTACTGAATTGTGAGCGTGTACGTTCCATCAGTCTTCTTGTTGAATGAAAACGTCGAATACTCGTAATATGTGTCGGGATTGTTTGTACTCGCAACACTGACGTTCGATGCGCTCACAGTGTATGTTCTCTGACCCTTGAACTCAGGGTCAGCCTCAAGAATTGCGATGAAAATCTGGTCGGCGTCAATGCTGTCGCCAAGCTTGATGTTGTTCGCATAATTGTAAACTTCCTGAGCAATCGTTGCAAACTCGTTTTCTGTGAAGTATTGTGTCGGTTTGATTTTCGCAGTGATTGTCGGCTTAATCGCGACCGCTTTCTTCCAGTACACGAATTGATTGAGGTAATTTATCGTAACACCGAGCATTTGAGGAATAAACTCATATGATTTTGCTGTTCCGTTTGTCGAAGTAGCTGTTGAAGCAGTTGTTTTGATGCCGGGCGTCAATTTTGTGTAAATTAAATCACCAATTGTTGCATCAGCAATGTTCAAACCGTTTTGCTGACGAACGATAATGTATATATTATGCGGAGCAATGACTGTACCGTCTTTAGCAGTAGCATTCTCCGAAGTGTTGTTGTTGTAAATACTTACATCGTCAATGCCTGTGACTTCCAACAATGCGCCCACAAGACTTTCAAGTACGCTTATCCCATTTGCTCCCGAAGATTGTGCACGTCTTTGCCTCAGCTCTGTGTCACTCTCTTCATTGCTTCCACGAACTGCGTTTTCAGTTTGCTCGACCTTCAAGTTCATGACAAGAAGCGTCTGAGCAATCCATCCTGCAGGAGCATCGACAGGTCCAGGCTCTGTACAAGTGACCTTGACCTCAGCGCTTTCACCAGGTCCAAGTGTTACGCTCACATCACTCACCCATTCGGTTCCGGACTTGTCAACGAAAGTGATTTGATTTATGACGTTGCCGTTTTCGTCTGTGTCACCGAATGTGACAGGGTCGCCTGTCGTAAGCAAGCTCGTTATGATAATTGACGCAGTCGACTTTGTTGCGCCCATTCGATTGACGTTTGCCAATCTACAAAGTGCATCAAGATAAATGCCGCTCGCAGTATCAACGTTGAGATTTGAGTACAGGCTCTTCATGACCTGCAAGATGTTGTTGATGATGAGAGCCATATCATTGACAAACACGCCGTCAGCGTTTGCCGTGCTCAGGTCAATGTCGGACCCGTACACCTCTTTGTAGCGTTTGATAATTGCGTCCCTTACATCGACGAACTCTGCAACTTCCATACCTGCACTCGCAAGTCTTACGAAATTGCCAATTTCAAACTTTCTGTCTTTAAGCATTCTCTTATACCTCCGGTTTTCTGTAGATTAAGCCAACGACAATACCATACGCCTTTTCGTGATACAATGTCGTTTTAGAGTCCGTGTTTGCCTGACCTGCTTTGAATGCATTCAAGCTTGCTCGAAAATCGTTGTTCGTGAAAATCACCAACACTACGTCACTCACTTTAATGCCGAGGCCTTGCAATTTGATACACTCAATGTTTGTGTTGCGATCTGTGATGTACTCACATCTCAAAACATCACCGTTTATCTCACGAATGACACAAATATCTGCAACATTCAGTGTTCTGAACACATTATTTTTGAGCGCAAAGCATACGTCTAAGAACGAACTGTTTTCGGTATCGTTTCCGTGTGTCATTAGCCAATCTCCTTTGCAAGGTACGCCGATATTCTCGACCTCGTCTTAGCATAGATTTCGAGGAAGAAGTTCTGTCCTCGATTTTCGAGTTGATAGTGCATCTCGTAAATCATATATTGACCATTCTCGTCGAGCAAGCCGCCAAGATTTTTCGTTGCTTCGCTTTGAGATGTCACGTTGATTTGAATGAGCGAGTTGTCCATCACGATTGTGTCGCCGCATTGAAACGCAAACGTTGGCATTACAGAGAACACCAAACCGTCAGCTGTCATACGAGGAAACCCGTTCGTTAAGAGCAACGTATCTTTATTAAGTTTTATGACGCGTGCGTTGCTCTTGTTCGCATCAAACAATGTCATGAATGAGTTGCCAATACAATCCGAACTCGATATGTACGAGCCATTTTTAGTGGTCTGGTCATTGACCCATTCTGCAGCAGTTTGATTGTGCGCATTCTCGATACCTTCTAAGAATTGCTTCTTGAATTGTGTCGAAATATTCGGGTTCGGTACACCTCCGGCTTTGCACACAAAGTTTATCGCTGAGTACATGTTGATGCCAGAGTTGAAGCTCAAATTGATACGTCTTTGACCATAAGTTGCAACAAGGTGCGAAGCACAAAGTATTGTGACAGTGTTGGTGTCAACACTTTCTCTAAGATTTGAGATATACATGACGCCACCCTCAAAAATTGTCTGAACACCGCTCGACTTATACCCACACTCAATCTTGATATTATAGAACTGTCCAGTGATAATTTGCACAATCTCAACGTAAGTCAAGTTCGAGATTTTGACTGTGCAATTGTCTTTAAGTGTGCTCATGAACTTGTTGCCGTTCACAGATATTGCAAGACCGACACCGCTTTCATTCTCTTCAAAAACGAGTTGCTTGTTTTTCCCGTTCTGTCCGGGACTTTTCGTTGTGAGCGTTATTCTTAAAATTCGCATCCAAGCTTTAACTGCCACGATGTCACCTCCTTGCTTAGTATTTGATGGCCGCTTGAATTATTTTTATGAGCGCCTCAGAAAAATCGACCGGACTTAATTGTGCTGCACAAATGAAGTACCGAGTCAAATCGTTCGGGTCAGCGTTTGCGTCTCGAATGAGATACACTCGACTTTTGCTCGTACTGAAAAGCATGTTATTGTCATTGCCGTCAGTGAAAGTATTAATTGCGCAGTTTGTGTTGGTGCACTTGATTGTTGTATCGTTGATGTCGCTAACGTTGAGCTTGTACGCATAACCCGAGTCAACGTTGTTTCTCTCAAAGTTGAAAATGTAGTATGAGCCGTCAATGTTTACGAGTGTCTCTTGAGCTTTGTTTTCACTCACACTCCACACTTTTATCGCACCATCAAGCGTTCGAATTTTGTTGTGAATGCTGCCATAAAACGCCATAAAGCGCTTGACTTCTTTGTCTCTTTTCGTCGCATTCTTGTAATACACAAACGCCTTGATTTTATAAGCTCTTTTCTTGATGAGCTTAAACAATGCGAAAATGCCGATAACGACTGCAGCCACAGCTGCAACAACTGCACCAACGATAGGGATTGTCGAGATTGCCACACCCAACGCAACAAGTGTTGATGCAAGTGCTGTTGCAACTGCTGCACCGATGCCTATTGCAATGAGCGACCCAACGCTTATCGTTGCAAGATACTCGAGAAAGTCGTCGGCTGCAAGATTGTAGTCAATGAGCGCTTGCAAAACCTCTTCATCGACTGCGTCCCAATCAAGCAATATGTCAGAGAAGTTCGATGCATCGGCGTATGTGATGTCCGGTGCGAATCTGTCGTCAGGGTCAACATCGTAGACTTGAACGTCCGCTCGTAACGCTTCCCTGAAGTTGAACGTAAAGCCAAGCGAGTTGATTTTCTCAACCCAATTGATGCTCTGCAACACCATGTTTTCACGCACAGTGAATTGCGGTGTGCTGTCTCTATCAACGATTTTGATTTTCGAGATTGTACAAAGAATACCCTTGTCTTTGATGTCTTCGAAGATTTTCTCAACTCGTGCTAAGCTCTTTCCTGCTTTGTCGATGAGTATCGCCTTTTTGCCATTAAGCGAGAACGTGCCATTAAGCGTTAAATCGATTGGGTTCTTATACATGTGGTCAGCCATCGGAGTGCCGTTTACAGTCGGATGCTCGGTGACAGTTGAGCTCGCAGTGATGTTAGTATCGTTGGCAGTATCGAGAATAATCGAAATCGCGTTTGTTGCATCGTTAGGGTCGATATATGATATGAGAACTGCGTATTCCACGTTAACCTCCTAAGCCTTTTTTCGCCTCGACCATTTGTGCGTTGAGCATGTCAAGGTATGCTTGTTTCTGAGAGTCCGTTGTGCCGTTGAACGTGTTGTTGTTACTGAACGTTTGATTGACGACGCTGTTATTCGAAGTGTAGCTTCCAATGATGTCGTTTATGTTCGCAAGCTTTTCTTCATCAGACGTTTGTTCGTTTCCTCCAAAGAAGTCCATCAGCCAATCGAGTGCATTCACAATGAACTCCATCGCACTCATCGAGAGCTCCATAAATTTTTTGATGGTGTTCTTGTTCTCCATAAAGAACTCGATGATTTCCATTTGCATATCGAGCTTGAACTCTTCCATCTCAATCTGAAACTGCAAATATTTGTCGAAGAAGCCACTATCATAGAGCTGTTCGTACTTCTCAGAGTACTTCGTCATTATCTCTTGGAACTTGCTCTTTTGTGTGTCATTCATGTACCAGAGGTCTTCCTCTGTCTGAATGTTCAACATCTGCTTGGCTTTGTCAAATCCATACGACTCACTTGCAGAGAACCCGTAATTGAACGCATTCTCACGAGTGTTCGCGTTAGTTAAAAGCGAGCTCTGAAGCATTGTGCCGAGCTCGCTCCAAGCATCTTTGAAAAGATTTCCTATTGAGCTCAAAAAGCTTTGCGCAAGACTTGAGAGCTTGTTGAGGAATTGACTTTTGAGATTGCCAATCATAACCTCTGTACTCTCATCGAACTCGGTTTTGAAGTTTTGACCGAACTCTTCTTTCAGGCTCTCATTACTACCAATAAGCTCCCGCATATATTTCGTGAGCTCTCTTGTCGTTGCATCTTCGAACTTGTCGCCTTTGCCTTGAACTGCTCTGTATTGGTCGAGCATCGACTGAGCTTGCTGCAAACTCGAACGCCTTGTGTTGTAGTCATCGAACTCGGTTTTGAAGTTTTGACCGAACACTTCTTTCAGGCTCTCATTACTACCAATAAGCTCCCGCATATATTTCGTGAGCTCTCTTGTCGTTGCATCTTCGAACTTGTCGCCTTTGCCTTGAACTGCTCTGTATTGGTCGAGCATCGACTGAGCTTGCTGCAAACTCGAACGCCTTGTGTTGTAGTCATCGAA